AAGAGTTTTATACACTTTCTTTATATAAATGGTTCAATAATCTAATAAAGGAATATTGAGGCATATTTGATATAATTATAGTGCATCTCCTGTTAATATGCTGCCTAATTAATAGGAGATATTTGCCCTCATATTTCAGTGAATAGAATAACTCTCTCCTAAAGAGTAGACACAAGTTTGAATCTTGTTGAGGGTACTTGATGTTCTTTTTATTTTTATTCATAGTAGATTAGTGCAGGCAATAGTAATATTGCCACAGGAGACTGGTATGTGAATATAGGTCTCCTTTTATATCTCTATAGCTCAACTGGATAGAGTAATAAACTACGGATTTATAGATGTGAGTTCGAGTCTCACTGGAGATACTGCGATTTTTTTTGTTGTTTGTGCATATTGTAATGAGGTCTCTGGTTTGTGAAAATAGGAGACCTTTCTTTTATTTAGAACATAAAAACATTATATAATATGGAAAGATATATAGTTTTAGATTCCACTAGAAATAAAGTTGGGATACCATTTAAAGAGTGGAAGGAAGCTTCTATATATAAAACAATATATGGAAGGCAAGACTGGAAAATTACTAAAGTAAAAATAACTAAAAGTAATAGAAGGTCAACAGAGAGACAAATAGCCGCTGTTCATTTTTGTGAATCATGGTTAAATGTAAAATTTACAGGAGATATTACTAATTTTTATGAAGTTAGTGAGTTCTTATCTGAATACCTTGAGGAAGCAGAAATGTTATATACAGAAATAAAAAGTGAATACGAAGCTTACTTATTTGAAAGATTATAGAAAATGAATGCCAATAATAAGAATTGAAGGGACAATTGCATACATTGTCCCTTCTTTGAAGATTGTAAGTCTTCAAAAAGTGAAGAAGAGTGTTCAGAATTCCTTAATAAGGAAATGATTAAAAGTTTTAAAAGTAGTATGTAAACATTGTGGTGCTTATCATCCTATTGAATGTATATGTTTAAATTGTGAAAAATAATTACAAATAATATGGAAAAAATACCGTGTATTAAGTATAATTCACAGGATTGGGATTATATAGAATCTAATTTAATTAAGTTTGGTTATGAAATTTCTCGATTAACTTCATGGGAAGCATCACCCTATATAGTTTTAAATCTTGGGAATAATTTAGGAAGGGTTTCTAATATTGACAAAATTGCAGTTTTAAATGACTCTTATAATAGAGAAATTGTTTATAACGTTGAGGAGTTCCTAGAAAGAGCAGCTCATCTTAAAGGGCGTGACTATATAAAGAGAAACGTTATGAAAATACATGACATAGAAATAAAGCCTGGAATGGGAATCTTTATATATGATAGATTAGCTGAAAATCTACATGTAGTTATCCCAATTAAAAGAGGCTTAGGAGTAATAGCTTATGGGGTATCATTTACATGGTACACCCTTGATGACTTTTTAGAGAGGTACTCTAGTAGTATAGTAGCTATATGCGATATACCTAATAGTGTCATTGAAGGTGATATACTGTGGGAAAAACCACAAGAAATAGTTATCACTATGCAGGATATTGCCGAGAAATTTAATTGTCCTGTAGAGAGTATAAAAATTAAGAAATAGTTTTGTTCTTTTTGATGTTTTTAGTGTTTTTAGCTGAGTTTCTGTGAAGACCCTCAGCTTTTTAGGAGCATAATTGGTATTTGACAATGATTAGAGATTTGACTTCTCTATGCTCCACTATAAGTATCTGAGGTAGGGGAAATCTTGATATAGAGCACTGTTAAATGAGATTTCATGGGTAATCAAAGGACTTGATTGATGGCACCTAATATTAAATGGTGAGAATCCAACAGCCTGTTAATTTATTAGCACTCTGAATATATATTAGGAGAGTAAGATACTTATTTATTTAATTTAATACTTAAAAAAAGTGAACAAGAAATTAAGATTGCTTGTTACGACAAGATGTCCTAACAAGTGCCCTATGTGTTGTAATAACTCATGGGATTTTAGTAAATTACCTGTAGTAGATAGGTGGAACTATGAGGAAATCATGATTACTGGAGGTGAACCCCTTTTATTTAATAATTCTTTATTAGGGTTAGTACTCTCTATAGAGGATATAACTAAAGTAATGGGTAATTCTCCTAAAATCTTTATCTATACTTCAGTTTGTGATTATGAAAAGGTTCTAAATATTCTACCCCATATTAGTGGAATAGTACTTACCCCACATAAGGAATCAGATATTGAGGATTTTATTCAATTAAACGATTTCTTAGGTCTTCGTAAAAACTATTTTTATGTAGAGAACCCATCTTTAAGACTTAATCTCTTTCCTGACATGAAGGCTCTTCTGCCTAAAGATATTGATTTATCATTATGGGAAGTTAAAGATATGGAATGGATAGAGAATTGCCCAGTTCCTGAAGGTGAGAATTTTAGAAGGATAGCGGAGTTATGGTAGATAAAGTATTTACTATAATTATCCTACTTATATTAATAGGAACTTTTTTTATTTGTATTCCTACTATTATCTATAAGGATATGAAAGGAGATAGAGTAGGAGCACTACTTGTACTAGGTAGCTGTCTTTTATTTGTGAGTTGGATAATGAGTATGGCATTGCTTGTGTCTTAACAAAGTTATTTTATGGGTAAATTATTAGAGAGTTTAAAAGAGTATCTCAATAATGCTTCTAAAGAAGAGTTAGAAGAAAATTGGAAAGAACTGGAACCTTACAATGAAATAGGTCCAGATGTAACCGAATATATGGAATATATAAGAAAATTACATAAAAATGTATAACAAATTTACACAGGCAGAAGTTGAAGAATTAGTAGCTTCTGTCAAAGCTAATCCAGAGAACTTGTCTAAAGTATTTAGAGAATTATCTAATAAATGGGGTACTCATTCTCCTGGGGTTATTAAACGATACTTCTATAAGAAGGTTAAGAACACAAATGAGTGCTTCTTTACCATTGGAGAAAAGAAAGCTTTTCTTAATAGAAAAGTGATAAGAGACGGAGAGACTATTCCTACTATAAAGGTAAGGAAAACTATGTGGAGTAGATTAAAAAGTTTATTAAAAATAAAATAATTATGGCAAAGGTTGTTACAAATTCAAATTTAGTGCTTATTCATGCTATGAAGGATGGAGATGTAGCAGAAATAGTACAAAGTGATATAGGCACTCTTAAGGTAGGGACAATTATACAAAGATTTGAAGATAGAATTATCCTTATAGGAGAGCGTAGCGGGTTGAGCTATCCTAGGCTAATAAAATCTAGTCAAGCAAATGAATCCCATATTTGTGTAACAATATTACCAAAAGGAACATTAATTCAACTATAATGCCTAAGATAAGAATAGAAGATTATGAGGTTGAAGAGAGTAGACCTCAGTCAAGAAGAGAGAAAATGGATGCTCGTAAGAAAATCAAAAAGATGAAATAATATGGAAAAGAAATATTTAGGAAAGATTACCCATGTATCATTTGGCTTAGGTGGTTATCAAGATATACAATTTGGATTATCTGTAACCTTAGAAGGTCAAGGAATAGGTACTAATGTTTTCATTGGAGGTGCTTGGGATTATAGTTTCATGAAAGACCCTGGTGAGAATGCTAGATGGACAGAGGAAGATAGAACTAAGATAATGATAGAGATGCTTAGAAAAATATCAGAACTCTTAAAATCAGCTAAGATTGAAAGTATAGACCAGCTTAAGGGTAAACCTGTTGAAATGATTATTGATAATGATAATACCCTTAAAGATTGGAGAATACTAGAGGAGGTATTGTAAAATGGAGACAAAATATGTTTTAGTAACATTCCCTGAAATACAAGATTTTATGGAACATCCTAGATTTGGGGAATGTATATTCTGTCAAGAAATTGAAGGACATCCTTGTCCTGATAGTGCTTATATGGTTCCTATAGACTTGTATTATGAAGTAGAAAGATTATGAACGAAAAGATAGCTAAAATTTTAAGTGAATATGTAATTCATTGCGATACTGAAAAGAAAGCAATGGAGCTTCTTAGAATACTTCATTTTTATGGATATGTATGGAGGAGTGGAGGTAGTCTACTAACTTCCTTATTTTGGGATACCTATGGGATACATACCTATTATACAGCAGTAGGTCATTATGTTATTTATGGTAAGATAACAGGTTATATCCCAGGAAGAATAATTATGAGTTTTAACGAATTTAAAGAACGATTAAATATGGAAAAAGAAATAAAGATTCAGGTCCCAGAGGGATATGAGATTGATGAGAAAAATAGCACTTTTGAGTGCATAAAGTTTAAGCCAATTAAAAAGGTAGAAACTTATGATGATGTGGCTAGAGAGTTGTTTTTGAATAAAAAGGCTTACTTTACTGATGTACATAGAAAAATTTCAGATGTTACTATGAGAAATGATTACTGGGAGCCTAATAACTGTGTTACAAGGAAGCAGGCTGAAAAATTATTGGCTATTAATAAGTTAATGAACGTAGCTCATTATCTCAATAAGGATTGGAAACCTGATTGGAATAATCATTACCAGAACAAATTTTATATCTTTGTAAGAGATGGTGTTGCAAATATAGATTATGTTTTAGCAGCATCTGATGGTGCAATAGTATTTCCTGATAGAGAAACTGCTAAAAGAGCTATAGAAATTCTTGGAGAGGAAACAATTAGGTTGGCATTGGGAGATTATTAATACTAAGTGTTAAATAATTGTTAAGATAGGTCATTTGTTTGTATAGTACAAATATTTGACTTATCTTTGCAAAGTAAAAAGATAATAGTATGGCAAAGATTAATTTTACAAAAGAACATCTTGAAAAGATGAAGGAGTTGGCAATAGATATGCTGTTAAATAACATGTCTATTACTACAACTATGGGAACAGTTCTTAATATATCTGAACTCATGCACACTACAACTATAGGCACTCTTAATAAGATAAGACTTACTCTTACTAAGAAAATAAGAGATGCTGAGGACAAAGATGAGTGGGTAGACTTCAGTGACTCTAAGTATCTTGATACTATAAGAAAACAGAAGGACCTTGTCAATCTTATCATAGGTTGGAAGAGATACAACATGGAGAAAGAAGCTAATGAAGCTAGGAGAAAGGAGCTTGAGAAGAAGCTTGATGAACTCAAAGAATCTCAGAAAACTCCTGAAGATAAGATTAAGGAACTTGAAGAGGAAATTAAGAGTCTTGACAATGAAGTAGAGTTTTAAAATATCAGTTACTTACAATAAATAAAGCAATTTAATTATGGTAGAGGTAGAGGTAAAGTTAAATAATAGTAACAAAAACCCATTTTATGGATTAAGGAATTGCCTTAAGTTATTTAATAACTTAAATGGTACAATAACTACATCTATGTTGGATGATGGTTATGAAGAAGTAAAGGATAGTAAAGAGAAGAGAGAGCTTTTCTATAGTCTATTGTTTGCTGTTGGTGATATTACTAATAGACAGCATAATATCTTCAGAGGTATTAAAGTTGATAATGGTGGTAATGCTAACAGAGAATCATTCTGGACTATCTTCAACTGGATGAAGGAGAAACACTTTGACCAGTTTAAGCACTTCTTGTTATCAGGATTGTTTAATGAATATACTTGCTTTGACTTCTTATTTAGAAGTAGAGTACAGACTAAAGATAAAAGAGTTATCAATGTATATGATGTATTTGGTGATACAGAATACTGTGAGGTATTAGCTGATTATCTATACTCAGTTATCAATGGTAACAATCCATTCAATAAACATCTTGTAGCTAAATTCCTTTCATTACCTAGGCTAAGTAAGAGAAGCAAGCATAATAAAATGCTTCCTGAAACTAAAGCTATTATGGAGAATAAAGCCAAGTTCTTAGTAGAACTCTCTAAGGTAATGAATTGGGAGTATGAAGTTAATGGTACTTATGCCAACTTCAAGGGCTATAGAGAGTGGAGAAGGGCTTATAATCAAGAGTTAGAGTCTGTATTATTCTCTTCAAGACAAATCATGGAATATGATAAAGAACAATTCCTTGAATGGTTTGATAAACTTCCTGCACAGGCTAGATTTAGGGTAAAGAATAGGATTTTACACTCTAAAACCTCTGATGAAACTCCTAAGTATCCTCAGATGATTGAGTGGTATAAAGAGTGGGAAGCTAATAAAGAGGCTAAGCAGGCTGAACAGAGAGTTCTTGAAGAGAAGGTAAGACAAGGACAGGCTTCAGAAGAGGATAAAGAGAGACTTCAGAAAGTTAAGAAAGAAGCTAAGGTGACAGTAGGTGCTACTAATTTCAATGAGATATATAAGGATATTTGTTATAGTAATGTAGATAAACTAAAGCTAGAAAGCTTTATGAATAAAGTCAATCTACCATATAATTCTTTGGTAATCATTGATGACAGTGGCTCAATGAGTGGTGCACCTTTCAACTTTGCTTCATTTATAGCTTCTGTATGTCTTGTGAAGAACCCTGATGATGATGGTAGAAATCTTTTAGGATTCTTCAATAGTAATTCTCACTGGCATAGTTATATAGACTCTACAGTAAGAAAGAGTCCTAACTCTATTCTGAGAACACAAGTAGCACAAGCTAAGAAATCTCCTTTTGTAGACCCTACAAAGAGTTTCTATGATAACTACTTGAATATCAGTAAGTTCTGTAACTCTGTATTCCATGGAGGTTGTACTTATATAGACTCAATACCTGAAGGTCTTAAGAAAGTCTGTGCTCAACATCCTGCTATACTTGATGCTCTGAAAGCATATCCTATATGGACTATCATTAGTGATGGTGAATGGAATAACTTAAGAAGTCCTGAAGCATCTATTAATGATTTCTTTAGGAAATGTGAGAACTACTTTGGCTTTAAGCCATATATTGTAGCTATAGATATAGCCGAAGGTAGTTGGTATTCTCAGGCAGCTCTAGAGAGTAGGGCAGATAGATTTAGTGGAATAGACAATCTTATGTATATTCCATCAAATCCAGCTATGATAGAGCAATTCTTGACTAACTTCAAAGATATGGATATATATGATGTTTATACACCATTACAGTCTATACATAGAAGTAATAGATATGAATTAGTAAGAAGAAATACCAAATAATATTTGGTAGTTTGAAAAATAATTTGTATCTTTGCAAACAATTAAGTGATACTTACAAAGTTTTTAATCATAAAATCAAAGAATACCTATTATATGTTTAATAACTAGTATCAATCTAGGGTGAGTAGAATTGGGTTTCTACTCATCCACTATAAGATGCTTACAAAATTAAATTATTTCCAAACAAAGTCATATACTCAGCTAATTTATGGAAGATTGGCTCTTGAAGCATCTAATATATTTAGACACTTACAATAAAATAATACATTTAGCTCATTTGGTAGAGCATAAGTTCTGGATACTTAGGGTAATTGGTTCAACTCCAATAATGTGGTTTTTTAGTGTCTATTTTATGGGGAATTAGCCTATTGGTAAGGGCAGATTGTATGAGTATTTATTAATACTTACAAAACTTTCTATACAATTTTTCTGGGACACAATCCAGAAATGGAGGTTCAAATCTTTCATTCCCCGCTGAACAAATATAAATTAAATTAATTTAAATAAATTATATGTGTGGAGAAGATGTATGTTTATCTGAAAATGATAAGAAGAATAAAGTAACAAGTAAATTCTTATATGCTCTTACTGATTTCTCTATATTTCATAAGGGAAACTCTTATTGGATGGAGTATATCGGTAATGATACATATTGTGGACGAAGTGATAATATTCTAAATGAACGTATTAAAATAAGTCCTTTTGAATTATATTATTATTTTTCAGAGGATGCTCCGTCTGCATTTGAAAAATGTCTATCATCTTGGTTTTATAATATTAGGGTTTCTTCATTAATTAAAGGAGAAAATATTAAAAATTATTGTGATAGAAATGCAAGACAAGCAAAAAATATGTTAATGGATTATCTACCAACAATAAATATTGAAAAATAAAATTTCAGACATTTATATTAAGAATGAAGACAGATATAGTACTTACACCTGATATTTTAGTAAAAAATGGCTGGTTTAAAGATGATAGATTGAAAGAATATTATGGACCAATAAGTATTGTCCTCCAATATTATAATAAATCATTTTATTATTTAGGATTTAAAATTAACTATTTAAATGAATTAATGGATATATTAATTTTAAATGGATTAAAAAAATATGCTGATAACTTTATATGTTAAAGAATAATGAAGAAAGAAATACTACAGAGGAGCAGTGAAATAGGGACACATAGTACTGATACCATAAAATAATAGTCAAAGGAACTTATATAAGTTGAAATGACCTATTTTTTTCAACAATTAGATTAGTATAAAAAATTATCTTTTTTATTAATGGGAGAGTAGCTAAATAAAATTGATTAAGTAATATATTATTACTTACAATATCATTATTTCAAAATGGTTATAGCATTTGTCTGGTAAACAAAAGTATGTAGGTTCAAGTCCTACCTCTCCCGCAATAAGTTACTTACAATATTAATTACTAAAAAAGAACAATTTGAGGAATGGTAAACTCGAAAGATTGCAACTCTTTTATTTACTGGTTCGAGTCCAGTATTGTTTAAATTAGAATAAGTAACTACCTTATTAAGTCACTTACAATATTAAGAAGCACTACACTTTTAATGTAATCACCTATATTTAGTGACTATTCTGCTTAAAAGCTACAAAGGATAATTAAAGGTACTCAATGTGAGTACCTTTTTTGTTGTATTTAATAATTTAATAAATGAATGATTTGAAATTGAGTGTAAAAATCATGCTACCAGGTGGTATGATGGTTACCCAAGATGAATCTAGGCATCTTGAGAAAACAAACCTAGAGGAAGAGATTAATACTCCTAAGATGAAAGTAGTTTATAAAAATGGTAACTTCAGATGGGTACATTATAGTACTAAATGGGGTAAACCTACCATGCAATGTATCAACATGACTAGAGAGGCATATAGCTATATGAGAAGTTTTGAGAGCTGCCCTCCTAGTGTAAAGCCTCATGTCTGGAAATCTACTCAGCCTAGTCAGAGGTTAGAGTATCATCTAGGTCTAGTATGTTTAAGTCTTGGAGGTAAGGGATTTTCTTATGAAGTGTTTGAAGATTAAAATGAGATTATGAATACATTTTTAACATTATTATCAGTACTATGTGCATTTGCCTTAGTAAGGTTATTTATTAGATATGACCCTAAACTGGATTTAGTAAAGTCCAGAAACAAGTATATTCTATTTCTATGGTATAATAAGTTCTATGCTTCTGGAGAGTTTGAAAGAAGAAAATATATTAAGTTATTTGAGATATGAAAGTAACAACAATAGTTAAAGTAGTTATATGGTTCTTCTTATATTTAATCATATTTAATACGAGTTTAGCTATGATTTCAGCTCCTAATACTATAGAGGTTATATTTGGGTTGCTTTTATTTATAGCCGCTATTATTGTAACATTTAAAACTGAATGTTTAACTACTATTAAATTTGGGAAGTATGACAGAAAAACAGATGATTAAGGCTAATAGTCTTTATAGAAGAAGAGAATCATTACTAAGGCAAAAGGAGATTTGGGAAGGAGCTACAGGGTTCAATGAAATAGATGTAGTTTCAAAGGGATGCGTTAGAATAGCTGATTATTCCTTTTTAGACTTCTTTACTATAAAAACCTTAGCTTTAGGTCATATAGAAAAAGAGCTAAAAGAAGTACAAGCAGAATTTGATGAACTATAATAACTAATTAAAAGAAAGAAAAGTATGAAAAGTAAAATTGTAATGGGACTATTATCCTTGTTTTTGATGTTCTCAGTAACATCATGTGTTGAAAAGGTTGATGCTGGATGTGAAGGCATCAAAGTAAATCTCTATGGTGATGACAAAGGTGTTGACAATGTATCTTTGGTTACAGGTATGATATGGTATAATCCTTGGACTACTGAGGTCTACGAATATCCTACCTATGTACAGACTATTGACTATCCTAAGTTCACAATCAATGCTAAAGATGGTTCAGAGTTTACCGTAGACCCTACTGTTTCACTTAAGATAGTAGACGGTACTTCTCCTATTATCTTTAAGAAATATAGAAAGGAACTTAAAGATGTAATCAATGGTACATTATTTAATTATGTAAAGGATGCCTTTAGAGTACAGCTTAATAAGTTTACTACTGATGAAATAGTTAGTAAAAGAGATAGTATCGAGATAGCAATAGAGACATATCTCTCTAGAGAATTAAAGGGAGAGAATTTCCAGCTAGAACAACTAACTTCAGGACTGCAATATCCTAGCACTATAGTTAAAGCTGTTAATGCTAAGAATAAAGCTGTACAGGATGCTCAGAGGGCTCTCAATGAAGTAAAAGTAGCAGAAGCTCAGGCTCAGAAATTAGTGGTTGCAGCTAAGGCTGAGAAAGAAGCTAATGAATTGAGGCAGCAGGCATTGACTCCAGCTATTCTACAGAAGATGTGGATTGAGAAATGGGATGGGACTGTACCAACAGTAATCACTGGTGGGAATACTTCTACATTTTTGGATTTAAGTAAAATAAGAAAATAGTATGAAAAACAGAGTGATAGAAATAGATGACAATGTAGTAGCTTTAGAGATTATCTATAAAGGAACTCAACTATTATGTTATATAGACAAAGTTGATTTACCTAAGGCAGCCTCAATAAGAGGAACTTGGCATATCAATAGGAATACAAGTGGGCATATTGATGGAGTTAAGACTAAAATTCAAATTAATAAGGTTAGGAAGCAAATATGGCTTCATAATCTTATATTTGAGAAATCTAATCCTGAAAATGTTGTAGACCATATTGACCATAATACCTTAAATAATGTTAGAAATAATCTTAGAGAGGTTAGCAAAGAGCAGAATGCTCAAAATGTTTCTATTACTCTGAATAGTACTACTAAATGTAGGAATATCACCATAGAGGATGGTAAATATAGGGTAAGAATTGGAGGTCATTCCTTTGGTAGATATAATACCTTAGAGGAGGCTCAAGAGGTAGTAAGAAGGGAGAGACAAAATATATTTCCTTTATCCTCTGAGTTAGACAACAAGATTACTATATAGTTACCTGTATATGGTCAAGTCCCTACAATCTTTAAGGATATTAGCAAATGATATGGATAGTCAGTGGTATTATAATGTTTTTAATAGCATTATATGTACATAAGCATACCTACATTAAGGGACTACAATATAGGGATAAAGAAGATAAAAAATGCCCAAGTCCACTTTGGGCTGCTATAATCGCTCTTATTCTCCTATGTATTCCTATTTTTGGTGCAGTTTTATTTGCACATGGCTTAGTACTCTACTTAGTCCATCTTTCAGGTGCAATGGAAACTGAAATTTATTTTAAACCTACAGGAGTTGTTAAAAAGATTATAGATTTTCTAAAGAAAGAAATATGAGAAAGTCAATAAGAATACTCATTTTCCTTATAATATCTTGGGCTTGTGCAATAGCAAGCCCAAGTTATGTAAAAATAAGTAAACCTCCTAAAATAAAAGCAAAGAAGGTTCATGTTATTAAGCATAGTAAGCCTAAATTCTTTAGTCAGTCTCCTGAAGAAGGATTAATGGAGGCTTTAAAATATTATGGAGTAAAGCATCCTGAGATAGTATATGCTCAAGCAGTACTTGAAACAGGTAACTTCAAATCAAACCTATGCTTGGAGAAAAATAATCTATTTGGGTTATATAATAGTAAGGCTAAAAGATACTATAGATTTAATCATTGGTCTGAAAGTATCGAGTCTTATGTAAATAATATACAGGATAGATATAGACCTCCGAATAACTACTATAAGTTTTTATCAGATATAGGATATGCTGAAGACCCTAATTATATAAAGAAAATAAAAAAGATTGTAAATGACAAGAGAAGAAGTGAACAACTTAGCTCTAACAAAAATAGATGAAGCTAAGTATTTGATACTTGAATTAATAACTGGAATGGGCAAAACTAAGGTAGCTATAGACCTTATAAACCATATATGTGATAGGGTGTTTAATAGAGAACAATCACCTACTACTATTCTAATACTTGTAGCCAAGACTGTACATAAACAGACTTGGAAGGAGGAGATTGAAAAATGGGGTGGAATTAAGTCAGATTATATCACTATAGAATGCTATGAATCTTTGAAAAAGTACGATAGTGCATATTTTGATATAGTGATAGCTGATGAAATGCAGCATCTCTCAGATGCTAGGCTAGAAGTATTAGAAACTATCCATATTAATGAAGCATTTATTGGTCTTTCTGCTACTATTAAGAAAGATATGAGGGATTACTTCGTTAATGCTTATAAAGCTGAAGTTATTAAGTGTGGTCTTAAGGAAGCTGTAGAAGATGAGGTACTTCCTGAGCCTACAGTATATCTACTACCTTTATCTCTTGATACTAAGAACTATTCTTATAGGATTAAGAAATTTAAACGTGATATAATTACTACTCAGCAAGGGTACTATGATACTATCTCATCTCTTATAAAGTGGTATAAGAATAAATTCTTAACCTCTAGAAGAGAGAGAATAAAGAATTTGTGGCTTTCTACAGCAGGTAAAAGGCTAAAATGGTTATCTGAACAAAAAGAAGATGTTGTATTAGCTCTTCTTGATAAGTTCAAAGACTGTAAGACTCTAACTTTTTGTAGTAGTATAGAACAATCAGAGAGATTAGGCAAGTATAATATTACTTCAAAGAATAAAGCTTCAGTAAAGAATCTTGAAATGTTCAATCTTAATAAGATTAAACATATTACTGCTTGTAATATACTTAATGAGGGTGTAAATCTTACTAATTGTAGAGTAGGTATATTCTGCAATTTAAATAGCTCAGAGATTGTCGTAAAACAAAGAGTTGGTAGGATACTAAGGCATAAATCTCCTATTATTATTATACCTTATTTTAAGGATACAAGAGAAGAAGAACTTGTTGAAAAAATGATAGAAGATTATAATAAGGAACTAATTAAAACGTTAAACAATATAAATGATTTAGAATTATGAAAAATGGAGTAAAGTTTAGTGAACCTAAGTTCTATGTGAACGAGGAACAGCGAGTAGTAGTTTGTGAAATAATGTTTGATGCTCAGATGAAAAAACATCCAGCATGGGAATCTTTAGTATATAGGGTGCATGAAAAGAGGTTTCCTAAATTTGATGCTTGGAGGCAGCTTAATAAAGTAGCTGCCAAGGCTAGATGTAGAAAAGGTGATACATTTGACCCTGAAATTGGCAAGAAAATAGCTGAGAATAGGGCAAAAGCTAAAGCTTTCAACATTGTATCTAGAATATGGCAGCTTTATGCTAATTACTTTAAGAAAATGGCTAACAAGTGTACATATACTAGTGAGGCATGCAGGGCAGCTAGGATGGTAGAACTTAGGGATATTGAAGAAATAAGTAAATAACTATGACTATAAGTATCAGTGAAGATGTTTGTAAGAAGAATGGTTTAAATCCAGACGAAATATTAGCTATATTACTTGTAAAAACAGGCACTGATATTTCTCAACTTTTTAACTCCTTGCTTGAACGGCACATCCTAGTTAAAGATGTATTTGGAAGCTACTTAGTCACACAAAGGTGGGATGATGTAGCTTCCACTATACTCCTTGATTCAGATAAAGATAAACAATCTCCTGAAAGATTAGAAAAACTAGCTTCTAAACTTATGGAGATTTTTCCAAAAGAGAAAAAAGCTGGAACTTGCCATTACTTTAGAGGTAATAAAAAAGATAATATCCTTAGACTTAAGAAATTCTTTAAGTTATATGGTCATTATAGTGATGAACAAATATTAGATGCGGCTAGACGTTATGTATCTTCCTTTAATGGTAACTATGCTTATATGAGAATTCTCAAATATTTTATTTGGAAAGATGCAGTTAAGCGAGATTCTGAAGGTAATGGATATGTAGATGAAACATCTGATTTAGCTAATTGGATTGAAAATGCCGGGCAAGTAGATAGTACTAATTCCGATTGGACAACTAACTTGAATTAATATGGACGCATTCGATAGAGCAATGGATGAACTCTCTGACAGAAGGCAGAGAATATTAGATGGATACATTAATTGTATCCCTCTTTCCTTTGTAAGACTTCGTAAATGGCTCCCTGGTATTGAGAAGAGAAGATATACTATAGTCACAGCTAACCAGAAAGTAGGTAAATCAAAGCTTAGTGACTTTATGTATGTCTATGAACCTTTCTTTTATATGCTAGAACATCCAGACCAACTTAGATTGAAGATTCTTTATTTTACTCTTGAAATGGGTAAAAAAGAGAAGTTCTATGAGTTTCTTTGTCATCTTTTATATAGACTTGATAAAATAAGAATTAGCACTACTCATCTTAAGAGTACTAATGCTGATGAGCCTTGTCCTGAGCATATTCTTGAGCTTATAAAAAGTGAGAAATATCAGAAATATATAAGAAAGTTTAAAGAAACTGTTATTTATATTGACGATATAAAGAACCCTACAGGTATCTATAAGAAGATTAGAAGCTTCATGTTGGAAAGAGGTAAATTCCATTATAAAAAGAGTACTATAAAGGATGAGAAAGGACTTCCCATGGAAGTAAATACTATAGATTATTTTGAGCATGATGATGAGGATGAATATGTAGAAGTAATACTTGATAACTATTCTAATCTTATGCAAGAACAAGGAATGGATAAAAGAGCTACTATTGAGAAAATGAGTAAATATGCCATTGAATTAAGAGATAGATTTGATATTCATTTCTGTGCTATTCAGCATCAGGCTCAGGCTCAAGAAGGTATTGAAAATCAGAAGCTTAATAAGTTATATCCTTCTTCAGACGGATTAGCAGATTGTAAGACAACTACTAGAGATGCTAATCTTGTATTAGGATTATTTAGTCCATTTAAATATGGACTTGAAACCTGGGAGCAATATAATATAACTGCATTTAAAAATAATATAAGGTTTCTGTTAGTACTGGAAGATAGAGATAATGGAGCTGGAGGACAAATATGTCCTTTATTATTTGATGGTGAAATAAGTTACTTTAATGAGTTGCCATTACCTAGTAATAAAGCCGAAATTGCTAAGGTAATCGAGTATATAAATGAAGTAATAAGAAGAAAGTCAAGTTCAATTTTCATGCTTTCTACAAAGGAAAAAATAGTTAAAAAGTTGCATAGGTTATCTAAAAGAATTATCTTTGCAGAGTAAATATTTTAAATATGGCAAAAATTTTAGTATTAGCTAAGAGTGGTTTTGGTAAAACTACTTCTTATTGTGGAAGAGAAAAACTAGGAATTAAGGGACTAAATCCTGAAGAAACCTACGTTATTCAGTGTATTAATAGAGGAGTTCCTAATCCTAAGTTTAAATTAGTGAGTGGTCAAATCTCTATAAGTAATTTAGGTAAGACTAATCAGAGTCTTAATAACCCTGATATTTTAGCTACAGGAAATAGATTACAAGTAGACGGTCTTACTGGTCTTGATAGGTTTGCAGCAGTGGCTGAAGTAATAAACCTTCTTAAAGATTCACCTTATAAGAACATTGTCATTGATGATTTCAACTACTTGGCTCAAGATTTCTATATGAATAATGCAATGAAAGGTGGTTGGGACACTCCTAAGCAGATTGGTTATGGTATGGGATTAGTTTTTGATTCATTCAGAAGCTTCCCAGAGAATAAAAATCTTATATGTTGTGCTCATTATGAAGAGTATAAAGATAAGAATGGGGATTCTATTTCTTATAAGTTCAAGACTACTGGAAAAATGGTAGATGATTATATAACTCCTGAGGGAAAGTTTGACATCATCTTATTTGGAAAGGTAGGATATGATACAGAAAATAAGAAGCCTATCAAACACTTTGTAAAGGAATTTGATGGTGAATATCCTGCTAAAGATAGTCTTGGAGCATTAGATGATTTACCAGATGAACTTCCTAATGATATGTCTATAATAGTAGATAAACTAAGAGAAATTTACGGATGACAAGAGAGGATATAATTAGATATGCATATAATAAAAACAATCTTAGCTTAGCTGAGATGGGAATCTTTGTATCAGAGTATTGTATAGAGAGAGGTAAACCAACAGATAAAACTGCTGAGTTTGTTGCTGCTCTTATTAGTAGATACCCTTTTATATTAAGAGAATGTTTTGAATATGCTTTAGAATGGTACAGAGTGAAATACAATATATGCTATCTATGTAAACCTATCTTTGTAATTGAGAGTATGTTAAGTAATCCAACAATAGTTTTAATTTATTAAATAATTTACAAAAATGAAGGAATTTTCAAAGTTTGAGATTGCAGTTATTAAGCGTACTGCACAGAATGTAAACCCTATGGTTACAAAGAAGAATAAAATAAGAAAGCAGATTGCAGCTCTTAGTGAGGAGTATGATACTCTTGACAAGATGCAGGAACAGTATGAAGCATCAATCAAAACTATGACAGGAGGTTATAGTACTGAAGACCTTGTAGACAAGGTTATTAAAGATACAGGAAAAGTAGATAAGGATGGTAAACCTATAAAGGTTACTCAGTATATACTTAAATATCCTGAAACAATTATTCCTGTATCAGCCACAGTGGATGAAAATGCTAGTGCTGATATAGCAGCTATGGATGAAACAAATGAAGTAGCTGAAGCTGAAGTTGATAATGACATGCCGTTTAACGATTAATAATATTGTAATTTATGAAAGAGAGTAATGTATCATTTATGGCTTTTGCCACAGGTAGTGAAACTAAAGATGTTGTAAGAAAGTTATATATAGGTATAGCTCCTGTATTTGTACTTGCAGTTAATCCAAACAAGGCTGAATTGGAGAAGCTGTATGACAGAGAGTTTGAGGATTCTCCTAATTATATAGGAGAGACTGAGATTGGTCCTGAAGATAATAAAACAAAAGTTCCGCAGGTTAGGATAGAGTTTATTGTTAAATCTGATGCCACAAAGTGCGAAGGTATTGAGATGATTACTAGAATTCCATTGTTCCTTAATAAGGCATATAGATATAACAAGGATAACACTAAGGTAGAAGTCATCAATAAGTATGGAGAAACTACTTGGCTTCCTATAGAATGTGTTAAAGATGGAGCTGAGATTCCTGACAATATGAAGTGGTATGATACTTCAGATATGAGACCTGCTTATATAGGAGAAGCAGCTCTTACTGATTTCATCAAGAAGTATCTTAATATTCCTAATAAGTCATTCACTAATCCTAAGACTAAGGAAACTAAGTTTATTCCTAATCTTAAAGATGCTGAAGCTAGGTTGGATAAGATTGAGGACTACTTCAAAGGTGATTTCTCTGAGTTGAGACAGGTTATTGGTCTTCAGCCTACTAACAGAATTAAATGTATGTTTGGTGTCAAGACTACTTCTGATAATAAGCAGTATCAGGCTGTTTATACACAGAAATTCCTTAAGGTAGCTGTAAGTGACTATAGCAAACTTGATGAAGATTTGCAGAATAGAAAGGCAAATGGTGCTTATCCTGACACAGAGTTCAGCATAGAACCTCTGCACGAATATAATGTAGAGGCTACTGATTTTAACAATAATGACCCTATTGGTGCAGGTAGTGCTCCTTCAAGCAGTCCTTGGGATAATTGGGGTAAGAAATAAGTTTAATCTATAATCTATATTTAAGCTATGGCATTTGGTACTGGAGAACTAAGTATAACCTTAGAGGACATCCTAGCAAAAACTACGGAATTTGAGATATTGGATTATTACTTTATGGTAGATGAACTACCTATAGTTATTAATTCTCCATTAAGGGAAGATAATAAACCATCATTTGGTCTTTATACTTTAGATGATAAGAAAGTTCATTATTATGACTTTTCTACTAAAGATAAAGGAGGTTTGTTTGATTTACTTATGAAGTATTGGGGGGAGAGTTACAAAGCCACTCTAATGAGGGTATGGGAGGACTTACCCAATTTCTCTAATACCAATGTCAAGCTTAATAATACAATAAAGAAAAAAACTTATCAATCCCTTAAATCAAGGAATATAGACCTTCAATGTAAGGTTAGGGAATGGAGAGATTATGATTTAGATTATTGGGCTTCCTATGGCATATCTTTAGAGTGGTTAAAGTATGCTGATATATACCCTATATCTCATAAAATAGTTATAAGAGATAATCAGAGGTATGTATTTGGAGCTGATAAATATGCTTATGCTTATGTAGAAAGAAAAGAAGGGAAGGTTACTCTTAAGATATATCAACCTTTTAATAAAGGAGGATATAAATGGAGCAATAGACATGATAGAAGTGTTATCTCATTATGGACTAAAGTACCAGAGTTTGGAGATAGAATATGTATATGTTCTTCAATGAAAGATGCTTTATGTTTATGGGCTAATACAGGAATACCTTCTTTAGCTATTCAAGGTGAAGGCTATGGTATGAGTGATGCTGCTATAAATGAGCTTAAAAGAAGATATAAGCACATTTACATATTGTTAGATAATGATGAAGCAGGATTACTAGATGCTGAGAAATTAGCACAAACTACAGGCTTTACTAATATAGTGTTACCTCAATTTAATGGAGGTAAAGATGTCAGTGATTTATTCAAATCTCTTCAAGACCCTAATAAATTCAAAAACATGGTACTAGATTTATTTAAGGATAAAGATTGAAAAGGATAACATTTTTTAATTAACAAAAGTATAACTAATAAAAAGTATTTAATTATGGAAACTCGTAAAATTTTGATTATCAACAGTTCAACACAGTCTCAGAGTGTAATTAAGGAATCTAGAGCTACTACTCTTGGTGAGCTCAAAGCAGAAATGAGAGAATTGAATATTCCTTATTCTGGAATGACTTTCTATGAGGGTCATATGAGGGCAGAGCTTAAGGATGATGCTTCTCCACTGCCTACTAATATCCCTTATAAGGGTCAGGTGATTAATGACCTTACATTCATGTTGACAGTTCCTGATAAGAAAGTAGCTTCAGGAGCTTCTAAAAGAAAGGAAGTCTTTGACAAAATTACTGAACTTGGGTTGCAGAATGAATGTAAGAAAAGGTTTGGTAAAGATTACACTCATTGTACTACTGCTGACCTTCTTTCTCTTATAGAAGGTGCTAAAGGGGTAAATAAAAAAGAGGAAGTAACTCCTATATGGTTCTCTAAGGAAGCAGATGCAGTTCCTCAGACAGAGGGCAGTTTACCTAAGGCTTTCAATCTTTTGGTTGAAGCTCTGTATGATAATGGAGTTATCAACTCAGATACTACTGCGCAGATTAAATCTGCACTTACAGGCAAAGTTTCTGAGGCTCCTGAAAAAATGAGTAAGAAGGAAATTGATGATATGTTCTCTTTCTTGAATAAATAATATAAAAGTCACCAAGGTGGAAGATAAGTATATACTTGTCCTCCACCTATTTTTTTTTATAGCATATGACAGAAGAACTTGTTGATAAAATAAAAGAATGGTATAATAAATTACTACTTTTCCCTAATAAAGTACTTGAGATATTCAATGACTATTATGGAGAGGAAAATGTAGATATGCAGGGATTTTCTACATTAGATGCAGTATTAGAAAAAGCACGTGATTATCTGTCTACAAGTGTGGCAATGCTACATGGAGGCTCATATGATACATTTTGGGAAAGAGACGATATAAATAGTCTAAATGAACAAGATAAAGCTAGATTAAAGGAATTACTAACTAAGGACGTTTATCTTAATAAAAGTATAGATACTAATGAAGAACTAGCTCTCTTGTTGTTTCCATTAATAATTGGAAAAACCATAGGAGCAATACCAGATTTGTATAGGGGATTTATATTAGTGCATTTCCCTAAAGTAAGAGTAACTAATGAACATAATAAATATGTAGATATAACACATTTATGGGTTAAGGTGCCTATCACTAGAGAAGGTAAAAGTTCTGGATACTTCGCATTAAATAGAAGTGAGTATCCTGTAAGTCATATAAAGGCTAATTATATGCACAGTCATGTCCGTGGTATAAATCTCTCTAACTCTAAGAACTTTTTATCTCCATGTTTAGGAAGAGGTCCTATAAGACATACTATTAATACGTTAGCTCTAGACTTTGATGAAAACATATGGAAATTATTTTGTCTTGAGCTTGACAGATATGTGAGAGTAGAAAGTCTATTAGGTGGTCCTTATCGTAGATTGGAGACTATCTCAACAGGCTATACAATAGATAGAACCATTATAAATTTTGCACCTCAGAGTGATTTAGATATAGAATATGATAACGAGTTTACTGAGGACAATATGAAAGATTTTATAAAAACTTTAATCCAATCTAATAAATTAAAGTTTAATTTTGTAAATGATAGCTTTGGTTTAGCTATGCCATTTGTAGAATGTGTAGTTATCACTAGTAACTTATTCATTGAATGGTATAACAAGAGCTTTAGATTAGGTGAAGTTGCAGCTACTCTTGATGGATTACTTAACTTAGGTATATTAGAGAGGGCTAAATTAAGTAATATAAGAGGTATTGATTACCTTAATCCAGGAGTATCTCATAATTCTTCAGGTGAAGGAAGTTATATCTGTACTTTTAAAGGTAGAACTATAACTCGTCACATAATAGATGATACAGAGTATGATAGTCTTAATGTATCTCTATTACTAAATAACTATGTATTAAATGGAATTATTGGAACAATATTAAAAACTTTAAATTTTAGATATGGGAGAGAAAATAGAACCGAAATTAGAAATGGAGAAGAAGTTGAGGTTAGTAGCCCAGCAATCTACATATAAAATGATTATACCTGAACAGGTAGAAAAGAAGATAAGACTACTATGTCGAGAGATACACAATGTTGAGTGGTCTGGAATACTATTCTATAAAGTAGAAGGTACATTTGAAGACTCTAATCTTGTAATAACCTGTGTAGATATATTCCAAATGGATGAAGGAAATGCTACATATACTGAATATAATATGTCTCCAGATGTATGTACATATATTTGTGACCATCCAGAATTAGCAGAAAGTAATATATTTACAGGACTTATTCATAGTCATAATAATATGGCTACATTCTTTAGTGGTACTGATAATAATACATTACAAGCTGAAGGAAGTGATATGAGTCATTTTGTATCACTTATCGTTAATAATGCAGGTAAATACACAGCTAGAGTTACTAGGAGAGTTAAAGAGAAAATTGTAGGTACTTGTATATCTCAATATCCTACTTGGGGTGGAGCTACAGTAAATCCTTCAACTAAGAATATAGAGTATGAAGAGGAGTATATAGAATACTTTAATCTAGATATAGATATTGAGAGTGGCAGTAATGACTTTGAGACAGAAATGCTTGAAAGAATCAAAGATATTAGAGAAGCTAAAGCTAGGAGAACTCCTCCATATATCTCTAATAAAACAACTTCTGAACATAGTCCAATTCCAAACTACCCAAGCTACCCTAAACCTAAAGAAAAGCCTAAGGAAATTGAGGAAGAAAAAGATGAACCTATAGATTATGAAAATGTATCTCTTAATGAGGATTTGATAGATTGGGTAGTTAAACAGACTATTACCTGTAGTGTTATAATTCCTAAGGATAGTAAGATTAATGTGAAAACATGGGCTCAAAACATGGGCGCTCTTTATAAAAAGAGATTTGGAACTGTTCAAGAGTTTGAAGGTTTTGCAGTTAATTTTATTGACTACTTAGTAAATTATACTATTGATTTAGATGCCCAACCTTATCTAGATAATATAGAGATGTCTTCTATCTTAGCTTATAAAGTCCGAGAAAAGCTGAGTAAATTGCCTAAGAATGAATGGCTTGATTGTTTAATAAAATTATATGACGATTATATATTTTAATTATGGAAGAGAATCACACAATTAGTAATTCAGTACAAGAATTAACTGATATAATAGAAGAGCACTTGGAAGCTCAAAGTTCAGAAGAAGATACTAATAATTCACCTAATACAAGTGAAGAGAATTTCCCTGATATTTTACCTCAGAACTCTCCTACATTACTTATAGATGAAACTACTTCTAGATTCAGTAGTGCTATTTGGTATAATGAAATACAGAATGAAAAAGTAATACTTGCAGGTGTAGGAGGAATAGGTTCTTATGTAGGATTTCTTTTAGGAAGACTTAAAATAAATAGACTAATTCTATTTGACCCTGATAGAGTAGAGATAGCTAATATGTCAGGGCAATTTTATGGGGCAAGTCATTTAGGAGCTTATAAAGTTAATGCTTTAGCTAGTGCACTTATGGATTATGCTCACTTCTATAGTACTTATACTAACTCGATACGTTATAGGCCTTCTTTTGGTACTGCTAATGTTATGATATGTGGATTTGACAATATGGGGGCTAGAAAGATTTTCTTTAATGCTTGGAAGCAAAGAGTAGAAGCACTTCCATTGCCTGATAGATGTAATCTTCTATTTATTGATGGAAGATTAGCTGCTGAGGAATTCCAAGTATTCGCTATACAAGGAAATGATACTAGAGCTATTAAAGAGTATGAAGAGAATTGGTTATTTGATGATAGTGAAGCTGAAGAAACTATATGTTCATATAAGCAAACTTCATTTATGGCTAATATGATTGCAAGTATTATGGTAAATATCTTTGTAAACTTTGAAGCTAATAAATGTAATCCTATAGTTCCTAGGGACATTCCATTCTACACTTCATATGATGCAAGTACTATGTTTATTAAAATGGAAATGTAATGGCAAAGATAAGCGATAAATTAATAGAATATTTAACTAATTCTTTAGGATACCCTAGTATGGTAAGTGCTAGGGCAGAATTTAATACCTGGGATAAAAATTATCTTAGTAATGTATTTCTTAAGACTAATCTTTGTATAGGTAACTCAGAAATTCCTATAGCAATGATACAAAATGTAGTATCCAATTTGAAGTCATCAAGAGAATTATCTTTTAATGAGGTAGCTATGCCTATAGGATATACTGATAATATAACACTTCTTAAAACTCCTATTTCTATAATAGGATTGTTATTAAACCGTTCTAATAGAAAGATTCTTCGTAATATTATTACTAAGAAAGATGAGATATATCACGGATTCAATGGTATAATCTTTAGTAAAGATATGTCTATATTATATTGTTGTACTTTAGATGTAGTAATACGAGAATTACCCCCAGGAGACCTATGCTGTCTTCCTAATAAATTAAGAGTGTATATACATCCTTCAGTTTTTATGTCTGATGGTACTGTAGAGAAGCAAATTGCTAAGAACTTTATTCCAGTACTTCTAAGTAAAGAATTTACTTTAAGTAAGGTGGGGAGACCACAAAGAACTTATATGTTTAAACCTGAGATAGTAATTAAAGATGTAACTGACAAATTTCTTTACAAACCTACTACCCCTATAAATTGTACAGATGAAGACCTTAATCAAGTTTTATCTAATAACATAGATGAAATATTGAAAAATATATTATCTTAATGACTTTAGAAGAGTATTTTGGAGATTGGTTAAAGGTTATAGACCAAACAGAATTCAATAAAGTCTTAACAACTCTTAATAGATTATATAAGGTAAAGCCTATATGTCCTGCTCAAGAAGATGTATTTAAGGCTTTCAACTTATGCAACTATCATGATTGTAAAGTAGTATTTATAGGTCAAGACCCTTATCCCCAAAGAGGTGTTGCTACTGGTATTTTATTTGGTAATAAAGCAGATGTTAAGGAGGAAGACTTATCTCCTTCATTAAAAGTTGTTAAAGAAGCAGCTATTAATTTTGAAATTCCACATTATTGTATTACCTTTGACAACACTTTAGAGAGTTGGGCTAAGCAGGGTATATTAATGATAAACTCTGCTTTGACTGTAGAGATGAATAAAGTAGGCTCTCATGTGATGCTGTGGAGACTCTTCATAGCTAAGTTACTAAAGAACCTGTCTGAATATAATACAGCATTAATATATGTTCTATTTGGTAGACAGGCTCGAACATTTAAACCTTATATTAATAGTAAATTTAACCATATTATGGAAATTGAGCATCCTGCATATTTTGCAAGAAACAATGTTAGAATGCCTAATCAGTTATTTATTGATATAAGTAATAAAGTAAAAGAGATATATGGAATACCTATTGAATGGTATCAAGAGTATTAACATAAAAAATAAAAGAAAAATGAAAAAGTTGATTTTAGTTAAAACTGGAAAAGAGGTTAAGGTAGGTGATGCTATTACTATATGTAAAGCATATGGACATCCTACAATGGACGAATGCTATTCTGCAAGAAGGGTTACTATAAATGAAACAACTATCCCAGAATTAATTAACTTAGGTATAATTAAGGTAGTTAACACTAAGCCAGAAGATACTCCAGCATATAATCTTGACTATTATATTGGTAAGATTGCTAATAGATTAGGCTGGAAGTCTGAAAAAGTCTATAACTATCTTAATGGTATAGACTCTTTACTTCCTGCCGCTGCATTCTCTATTGTACTCAGAGAAATAGCCATTGACTTGGATAAGAAATATGAGGACCATATTGAAAATAGTCCTGAAATCTACGTGATTAACATGTTTGATGGTAGAATTACTAAAGCTAACAAAGCTACTATCAAGAACTATAGGAACTTTGCAGCATTTAGAACTATTGAGGATGCTAAGATAGCTTGCAGAATTACAAGGGATATTCTTAAAGATATGTTCAAAAGTGGTAAATAAGAAAATTAGAAATGCTACACAAAGTGTAGTAAGAGGGATAACATTTAAATCACAGTTGGAGAAGAGTATATATAATACTCTTCTTCAACATGGATTTGAGTCTAAGTATGAGCCCAGGACTTTTACTTTATGGGGAGGGTTTACTCCTATAACTCCTTATTATGATAAGGAGACTGATAAACAAAATCAAAAAAGAAGTGAACTTCTTGGTAGGAAAGTGCCTAAAATACTTGTATTAAAACAGAATAAGGTTGTAGGTATAAGATATACTCCTGATTTCTATTTCAATTATAATGGTCTTAATGTATATATTGAGGCTAAAGGAATTGAAAACGATGTATTTTATATCAAGAAGAAACTCTTTATAAAGTATTTAGATAATCAGCTTATAGAAAATGGAGAGAAGTCTATATATTTTGAAGTTTATAATAAGAGACAGCTTTTACAGGCTATAGATATAATAAAAAATTATGGACAAGAAAGTATTACTTGAGCTTACTAAAAGAGCTGAAGCTATTCCTAAACTAGAGTATGATAATAACCTCTTAAAGTTTAGGGATAATATCAGAGCCACTAAGAGAGCTGTAAAGAGCAGACTTGAGGCTCTTAATGAATTAGAGGGAGAAGTTGAATATGAAATTACTTTAAATCATTTGGATGATGAAGAGTTTGTATGATATATCATGGCAAGTAGATGAGCCTACTTATAGAGCAGACCCTGCATTAAGTTATTCTACTCTTGCTAAGTATGAGAGAGAAGGATTTAATAACCTAGATAAATTATTTGATAGGATAGACACTCCTTCCCTGACATTTGGTAGTGCTGTAGATAGTATAATTACAGGAAGTCAAGAAGAGTTTGATGAAAGATTTATTGTAGCTGATTTTTCTTCAACACCATATACTATTATAAAGATAGTAAATGATGTATTTAGAGAATTCTGTGATACATATAAAGATTTAAACTCTATTCCTGATGTTGAGATTATACATAGAGCTAGTAGTTTTAACTATCAACCTAATTGGAAACCTGAAACTAGGGCTAAGGTTATTAAAGAGAAAGGTGCTGACTACTATAATTTACTATTTATAGCTGATGGTAAAACTGTGCTTAATACTCAAACTTATCAAGATGTATGTAATGCTGTTAGGGCATTAAAAGAAAGTACTGCTACTAAGTTTTACTTTGCTCCTAATAACCCCTTTGAGCCTAATATAGAGAGATTCTATCAATTAAAATTCAAAGGAGAATTTGAAGGAGTAAAATATAGAAATATGGCTGACTTAATTATAGTCAATCATAAAGAGAAATGGGTAAAGCCTGTAGACTTAAAAACTAGTTCTCATACAGAATGGGACTTTTATAAATCGTTTGTAGATTGGAGATATGATATTCAGGCTAGATTATATTGGGCTATTATAAGGCAGAATATGAATAAAGATGAATATTTTAGGAGCTTTAAACTGTTAGACTATGAATTTATTGTGGTTAATAGAAAGACTCTTACTCCATTAGTTTGGGAATGTCCTTTTACTCAGTCAACAGGTACACTTACATTTGGTAAAAATCGACAGATAGAAATGAGGAGTCCTTTTGAGATAGGTAGAGAGCTTACTTATTATCTATCTTCTAGACCAAGAGTGCCTATTAATATAGAAGAATATAATTTAAATAATTTAAGAATATGGTTAAATACACTATGACAGAACAGGAATGGTTAGGAAATAATCAACTCTCATTAGATATTTGGCATAAGAAATATCAAATTAATAATGAGAGTTTTGAAGAATGGTTAGATAGAGTAAGTGGAGGAGACTCTGCTATAAGAACTCTTATTAGGGAGAAGAAGTTTCTATTTGGTGGTAGAATACTTGCTAGTAGAGGAATTACTGATAGAAGAGTTACCTATAGCAATTGTTATGTGATTTCTCCCCCAAAAGATAATATTGAATCTATCTTTGAAACTGCAAGTAAGTTAGCAAGAACTTATAGTTATGGAGGTGGTTGTGGTATTGATATAAGTAACCTTAGACCAAAGAATGCTATAGTACATAATGCAGCAAAGAGTACTTCAGGTGCAGTAAGTTTCATGGACTTATATAGCTATGTGACAGGTCTTATAGGTCAGAGTGGAAGAAGAGGTGCTCTTATGATTAGTATTAGCTGTGAACATCCTGATATTGAGGAGTTCATTAACCTCAAGACAAAACCTGGGGTATGTGAGAAAGCTAATATTAGTATCAGAGTTACTGATGATTTTATGCAGGCTGCTATTAATGGTGAAAATTGGGTAGCTGAATTTTCTAGTGAAGAAACAGGTGCTATAACTAAAATCTTCAATGCTAGAGACTTGCTTAAATTGTTAGCCAAAAGAAACTGGGAATGGGCAGAGCCAGGTCTATTATATTGGGATAGAATCACTGGATATAATATGCTTAACAATGATGAAAGATTTAGTTATGCAGGTGTAAATCCATGTGCTGAGGAGCCATTGCCCGCTGGAGGAAGTTGCTTGTTAGGTAGTATAAATCTTAGTGAGTTTGTAATTAACCCATTTACACCTCAAGCCCATATAGATTATGAGGGTCTTAAGAGGGCAGTAGGGATAGTTGTAAAAGGTCTTAATCAGGTGCTTAATGAGGGAATGATGCTTCATCCTCTTTGGGAACAAAGAGAGTCTGTAAGAAACTGGAGACAAATAGGTCTAGGCACAATGGGATTAGCTGATATGTTTATTAAGCTAGGAATTACTTATGGCTCTAAAGATTCCTTAGATATTGCTGATATAGTTTATGACACTATAGCTAGAACTTCTATATTAGCCTCTATTGAGTTGTCTATATCTAAAGGTTGCTATCCTATGTGTGATAAAGAAAAATTAGTAGAGTCAAGCTTCATAAAAGCCTTAAATCTTCCTGAAAATATTCTAGAAGATATTAAGAAATATGGTCTTCATAATAGTCAGCTTCTTACTTGTGCTCCTACAGGAAGTATTGCTACTATGTTACAGGTAAGTACTGGAGTAGAGCCTAACTTTGCATTGAAGTATATTAGAAAGACTCAATCTCTTAATGGTAAAGATACTTTCTATGAGGTAAATGCTAAGATAATTGATGATTACATCATTGCTAATAACTTAGAAGGAGGAAATATAGTACTTCCTGATTATTTTGTAGAATCAAAAGATATTATACCTATTGACAGAATCAAGATGCAGGGAGTATTGCAGAAATATACTGATGCTTCTATATCAAGTACTATTAATCTTCCTAAAGAAGCTACAATAGAAGATGTGTATAACATTTATGTAGAAGCTTGGAAGCATGGATTAAAAGGTGTAACTGTATATAGGTCAGGATGTTACAGAGAAGGTATCCTTATGACTAAGAAACCTGAAGATATACCTGTAACAGGAGCTCCAAAGAGACCTACTAAATTACCTTGTGATATTCATAAGATAAAGGTTAAAGGAGAGAATTTTATAGTGTGTGTAGGTTTATATGACGATAAACCTTACGAGGTATTCGTATTTAGACTCTTACATAATATCACTCTTACTGATACTAAAGGAGAAATAACTAAGGTAAGAAAGGGGGTATATAATTTAGCTTCAAAGGATTTGACAATAGCCAATCTTCTTAACTCTAATATAAGTATTGAAGAAAAAGCAGCTACTTTGTATAGTTCTATGCTATTAAGGCATGGTATTAATATAAGGTATATCATTAAAACTGCTAAGAAAGTAGATGATAATATAGCATCTTTCTCTTCAGCTATGTGTAGAGTACTAGCTAAATATGTTCCTAATGAAATATCAGGTAAGTGTCCTGAATGTGGAGCTGATTTAGTGCATGAAGGAGGCTGTATCCATTGTAGTCAATGTAGTTACAGTAAATGTGAGTGATATGTATAAACACGCCCTTATTTCACATGACTCCTTATTTAAACTTAAGGGTGCTATTTATAACTTAGAAAAAGAAGGATATGAAGGTGTAAGTATGATTTGTAGTAATCATACTTACATCGTTTTAATGAAAAAGCAGATAGAAAACAAATAAATTATTATGAAACTAAAAATAAAAGTAAAAGTATTAACTGAAGGATGTATGCCAGAAATTAATCCAGAAGGAGACTGGATTGACTTAAGAAGTGCTATAGATATAGATTTACCTGCTCCTCAATCAAAAACTCTAAAGAGAGTTATGCAAGATGGTAAAGAAATAAGTCTTAGAGATGTAATTCTTCAAACCTATTATATACCATTAGGAGTAGCTATGGAATTACCTAAAGGGTTTGAAGCTCCTATTGATTCAAGAAGTAGTGGACCAAAGAAGCTTAAAATATTTATACCTAATGGGCAAGGCATAGTTGACAATACCTATAATGGGGATAAAGATGAATGGAGCTACATTTGTTCTCCTATGGAAGCTACATCTATAAAGAAAGGAGATAGAATATGTCAGTTTAGAATACAGTTAAGTCAAAAAGCCACATTCTGGCAAAAGCTTAAATGGTTCTTATGCTCTGGAGTTGAACTTGTTAGAGTAGATAGCTTAAATAACGAAAATAGAGGAGGTTTGGGAAGTTCAGGTGTTAAATAATTAATTTAAAATGAAACATGGAATTTATATTAAAGATTATATTTGTATTGGTTTTGGTAGGAGTAGCTGCTTATATAGCTCATATTGTAGACTTGAGTAGAAATAAGATAAAGCAAATGTCTTTTAGGGAAACTATGGATTTATGTGATTTACCTATAGTAACTTTTACTAATAATGGGAAAAAGCTTAATTTTCTATTAGACACTGGTTCTAGTCGCTCTGTTATTAATAGTAAAGAGTTAGAAGCTCTTACTTATAATAAGCTTGATAAAGCTGGAGATGTATATGGAGTAGATGGTAAAAGACAAGATGTATCTTTTATAGAAATGGCTATCAATTATAAAGACAAGGACTACTCCGAAGAATTTCAGGTAATCAATATGAACGCAGCCTTCAATAATCTAAAGACAGATTATGGTGCAAATCTACATGGTATTCTATCAAGCACTTTCTTTCAGAAGTATAAATATGTACTTGATTTTGATGAATTAGTAGCTTATTCTAGAGTATGAAAGATATTATAAAATTAAAATCTAGATACAAAGCAGAACACTATCTCAAGAAAATGCCTAAGTCTGATGGTTCTGAATCTAAAACTTATCTACTTAAAACTGATGTGCCTAATTTAAGGGTTGGTTATGAAGAAGGTAAGAATAAGTTTATAGACCCACCAGGTGGTCCTATGATTAGGGTAGGAGAGATACTTGAAGAAGCTGAGGCTATTGTTAAATCTATAGATTTTGTTACAGGATATGGGTGGACCATAACATTTGAGTAATGATATATGTAGTTACAAGAAATAGGGTATTATTTAATAATGATAATTATAGCATAATAGGGGTAGAGGAAAGTCTATCCCTATTATCTAAATTGGATATAGTAGGACTTGATACTGAAACTAGTGGATTAAGTTGTCATAAGGACAATTTACTACTTTTACAGCTAGGTTGTTTTGACTTTCAAGTAGTTATTGATTGTACCACAATAGATGTTAGATTATATAAAGATTATCTAGAATCTGATAGATTATTTATACTACATAATGCAAAATTTGACTTACAGTGGTTATATAAATATGGTATAGTTCCTTTAAGGGTATATGATTTATTTTTAGCTGAGAAACTTATGTGGCTAGGATACCCAATTAAACTTACTCCAGAAGTTTGGGAAAATATAAAATGTCCTAGATATGATTATGTTCCAGCAGACCCTAAAAAGAAAACATCTAAACCTAGTTATACTTTATATATGAATTTAAAGAAACTAGGAGAGATGTATCTTGGAATAGAACTAGATAAGTCTATCAGAGGTCAGATTATATATAAAGGTATAACAGATGATGTGATTGTCTATGCAGCTAATGATGTTAAGTACCTAGAAAGGATAATGGAATGCCAATTAAAACAACTAGAAAAACAAGGTCTTCTAACTGCTATGGATTATGAAAATCGGGCTATTCTAGCTATTGCATATATGTGCTTTTGTGGAATAAAAGTAGATATAAATAGATGGGAAAAGAAGATGAATCATGACCAAGCTATACTTAATAGTATAGTTAAAGAAATGAATCAATGGTTTGTAGAGCATGAATCTAATTCAAAGTATATTAAAATAGATAGACAAGGAGATTTGTTTCTAGGGTTTAATACAGAACCTCAGGTTACTATTAATTGGAATAGTTCAAAACAGGTTATTCCTATATTCAAGAAATATGGAGTTGATACTTCTAAACTTGATAAGGAAACTAAAGAAGATAAAGATAGTATAGATGCTAAGGTTTTAGGACCTCAAAAGAATAAATGTAGTCTTATCCCTTTGTATTTAAGATACAAGGAAATGATGAAACTGTGTAGTACTTATGGAGAAAATGTACTTAAGCAGATAGATAAGGATACAGGAAGACTATATACTAACTTTAACTCTATAGGTACTGATACTGCTAGAATAAGTTCAGGAGGTAAAGATAAATCTGCTAAAATTGAGTATGTTAATATGCTTAATATGCCTGCTGATGCTGAAACTAGAGCTTGTTTTATAGCTGAAAAAGGAAATAGGTGGATAAGTATTGATTACTCAGGACAAGAAACTTATATACTAGCAGATGTAGCTAATGACCAAGCTATTATTGAAGAACTTACTCATGGTAGTGGTGATATTCACAGTCTAACTGCTTATATGTCTTATAAAAAAGAGATACCTAGAGATGCTCCTATTAAAGATATTAAGAAGTTATATCATCATTTAAGAAATGAGGCTAAGGGTATTGAGTTTGCTATTAACTATGGAGGTGATGCCAATACTATATCTAATAATAAGGGTATTCCTATAGAAGAAGCTAGACATATCTATGACGATTATATGTCAGGTTTTAAAGGTATAAAGAAGTATCAGGATTTCTGTAGGAAAGATGTGATGCAAAAGGGTTATATTCTTCTTAATCCTAGTGTTGGATATAAAGCATATATATATGATTTCCCATATCTTCAGCATATAAAATCCAGGTTCCAAGAGCCAGGATTTTGGGATTATTATAGGGAGATGAAACAAGATTCTCCTGATTGTGAAACTGTACAAATGGTTAGACAATACTTTAAAAGAAAGTCTGACTCAGAAAAGCAGTCTATCAATTATAGAATTCAACATACAGGAGCTTTATGTTATAAGGTAAGTATGATTAATTTCTTTGAATATTTAAGAGCTAACAACCTATTATTTAAAGTATTAATTACTGTAACTCCTTATGATGAAATTAATTGTGAAGCTCCTGAAGATATAGCTGAAGATATAGCTAATACATTATATAATATAATGGTGAGAGCAGGGGCTTTCTTTGTTAAGAGAGTAAAGCTAGATGCTGATATATCTAGACATAAGGTGTGTGTTAAAGATTATGAATTAGATGGAAGTAGAATTATGTCTGAAGGTGATGTAATAGCTTCTATGGGAGAAGATGTAATAGTAAATCTAAATACTAATAAATCCTATGAAGTGAAAAAGTTACCTAAGGATTATAGAAGTTATCTGGATGATAATGGACCTCTTCCTACTTACTGGGTACATTAATTATGGAAACAAGAATGATAATAATGATATGCTTAGTCATCTTCTTAATTATAGGTGCATGGCTTGCTATTAAGTTTATGAATAAAGAGTTTAATAGTAGACTGTATATCTATCCTAAGACAGAGCACAGATACTTACCTATATATAGGTGTAAGTTAAAATGTCCTTCAACAGGAGAATGGTTTGATGCTGTTATCTATAAAGGGGTAGAAGATGAGAAGTATTATGTCAGAGAAAGAAAAGATTTCTTTGATAAGTTTGTTAAACTAAATGATTGGGAAAATGGAAACAAAAATAAATAGTGAATATCAGAAGATTATAGACAAATTAGAAGAGGCTAAAAAAACTAAGAATACAAGTTATATAGATGAAGCTATCTATATTTTAACTCATTTAGGTACTATGCCTGAGCTAAGTGATAATGTAAAGCAGTTTATGTCTATTACTCAGAACATGGCTAAGACTTATGCTGCTAAGAATCATGACTATGGTAATAGTTTTGAGGAGTCCCTTGATGAGTTTGGTCTTGTAGCTTCTGTAGTTAGATTAGGAGATAAGATGAATAGAATAAAATCTCTTATTAAGAAAGAAGCACAGGTTAAAGATGAGTCTATTAAAGATACTCTTCTTGACATGGCAAACTATGCTATTATGACTGTAATGTGGATGAATAAAAAGCAAAATGTATGACGTTTATAATACATTTTAAGGATGGTCATAGAGAAACCTATAATAATAGGTATGATGAAGATGATGAGCATGAAAGAGATGCTGCATGGGATGATGTCTATATGCGATTTCCAGAAGCTAGTTATATAGAGGAGTTTTAATTATGATACCATATAGAATAAAACATAAGGCTACTGGGCTTTACTATAAGCCTGGTAGACCTAATCTATCTAAGATAGGAAAGGTTTATATAACTGGTAATAATATACTAAGTTATAATAAAGGTAGGGACTTTGTTGATATTATTGTAACTAAAAGGTCTTTAATAGTAGACCTTGAAGCCTTACATTATAATAATAGTTGGACTCCATATAAGTCTAATTTTAAAGTTCCTAAATCAGAGTTTGAAATAGAGTACTTAATTGATAGCAAAGGAGAAAAATAATGGTCATAGCTGTAGATTTTGATGGAACTTGTGTTACTCATGAGTTCCCTAATATAGGTAAGGATATAGGAGCAGTTCCTATCTTAAAAGAGTTAATAAAGAAAGGGCATAAACTCATCTTATATACCATGAGAAGTGGAGATTTATTAGATGAGGCTGTTAATTGGTTTGCTTATAATGGTATTGAACTTTATGGTGTTAATAAGAATCCAGAACAGTATAAATGGACATCATCTCCTAAAGTATTTGCTAGTATCTATATAGATGATGCTGCACTTGGAGTTCCATTAAAGCTTGATGAAGATGGGGCTATATCTAGACCTTATGTAGATTGGAATAGATTAAGAGAACTTTTAAAAAGAGAAGGAGTATTATAATGGCTAAGATAATTTTATGTAGAGGAATACAAGGTAGTGGGAAGACTACTTGGGCTAAGCAGTGGGTACTTGAAGACCCTGAGCATAGAGTAAGATTTAATAATGATGATATTCGTAATATGCTTGGTAAGTATTGGGTACCTAGCAGAGAGATACTAGTTAACAGTATAAAGGAACACTTTATTAGAACATCTATGAAAAGGGGTTATGATATTGTTATTGATAATATGAATCTTAATCCTAAGGAGATTGAATACTATAAACTTTGTGTAAAAGTGCATAATGATATAGTAGAGGGTTTCAGAGTTAGAGGTAAATTAAATCCTCAAGATGATTTTAAATATGAAATAGAATTTAAAGATTTTAAAACTCCTCTTCAAGACTGTATTGACCGAGACTCTAAGAGACCAAATCCAATTGGAGAAGAAGTTATTAGAAATACATATGAGAAGTATAAGAATATATTAGAAGCTTAATGAAACAATATACACAGAGAGAGTTTATCGAAATATGTATAGCTAATGGTTTCCGTTATGACCGACATAATGGAGACCATGCTATATATATTAACGATAATGGTAGGCATATTAGTATTCCTAATCATCTTAAATGTGTAATTGCTAGGAGACTCATTAAAGAAAATAACTTGATAACAAATAAAAAAAAAGAAAGAAAGGAAAGAAGAATGGATAATTATAACTATCCTTGCGGAGCAGATACTAAAGATGCTCCTTGGAATCAAGAAGACCCTCCTGAAAAGGAGATAGAAGTTACAGTTAGTATTACTTTAAGTAAAACTGTAAAAGTTAAAGTTTCAGATTATGAAATTCTTAACTCTGGTAAAGATGAAGATGGACAATATTTTGAAGATATTGACTACTCTAACTGTGACTTAAAGAAAGCAGTTGAAGAGCAAATTATACTACCTCATAAGGCTTATAGAACTATAATGACTAATACTAAAAGAAGTAAAAAGACTTATGAGGATATAAAGGATTGGAATGTTGACGATTATGAAATTGTTCTTGATTAACATAACTATAGTATTTATGAAAATTTCAAACAAGTTAATAGTATCTGTATTTATATTTGCTGGAGCTTTATTGGCTTTTACTTAGTATTTGCATTTATGGTATGGGATATTGGATGGGTAAGATATGAATTATGGTTTTTAAGAGTTCTATTTTCAACAATATGCCTTCCTATTTCCATAGTAATAGCTACAGAATTTTATAAAAACTATCCTAAAAGTTTAGAAAAATGAGATTAATTAAACAAGGTTTTGAAATTATTGAACAACCTTCAGGACTAGAAGGTATGTATAAAATGATTGAAATGGCAGGAAGAACCTGTTATAAGTCAGAAGATAAAATAACAGAAACTTCTGCTAAAGAGTTTGTAGATAGAATGATTAAGTCTGGTCATTGCTATACTGGAGATACAGAAATACTAACTGAGAACGGTTGGATTAAATTTAGAGATTATAATGGCGAAAAAGTTGCGGTAATAAATAAGGATTGTTCATTTAAAGGTTTTGAAAATCCAAAAAGAATAGTAAATTATTCTTATAAAGGTAATTTTTATTATTATCCTTCACTAGGTATAGAAGTTACTGATGGACATAATATGTTTGGAGTTTTTAGAGAAAGTAAAAATAACTTTTATAAAGATAATTCATATTCTTTATTTAAATGCAATGAATATTATAAAGACAGTAATGGCAGAGAAAAAACTTTAGGAGAAAGAATGTTTAAAACTCCGAAACATTGTCTAAAAAGTAAGTCTTTAAACCCTTATGGAGAGTTAATTGGTTTTTGGTTAGGAGATGGATGCTATAGTCCAGAAACTAAAAATAAATTAATATTTCATTTGAAAAAACAACGAAAAATAGAATACCTAAAGCAATTATGTGAAGAATTAGGATATATTTTTGAAGAAAGAAAATCTAATTATTATACTGTTACCAATGATAACATAGGAAGTTCTTTTAATTCGTTATTTTATAATAACGGAAAAAGAATATCTTTGCAATATTTTCCTTCTATAGATATTGCATATTCTATTATAAATGGATTAATAAATTCAGATGGTAGCTTAGGTATAAATACTAATACTATAACTTTTACAAATACCAGTAAAAGTATAATTGATTGGCTACTAATGTACGCTCCTATATGTGGTTATTCTATCTCTAATAGAGGAATATGTCATACTACACCAGCCCATAATCCTGTCTATAAAATACTATTACTAGATACTAACTATACCTTAAATAATGATTCTAGGAATAAAGACTCTAAAGTTATTATTACAAATAAGGTAGAAGAAGTTTATTGTGTGACAGTATCTACTGGATTAATAATAGTTAGAGGAACAAATGGGGTTACTACTATTTGTGGTAATTGTGCTATGTTAGAACATGGTACGGTTTACTTGAAATTACCAACAGGTTTACAGTTAAGTGATAAATATGAAAAGAATAAATATTCTATAATAACATTAACACCTGGAATCGACCCGTATTGGGCTGTAACTACTAATTATCGTGTGCTTGTTGAAAACAATTGGTTAAATGATTTACAATATATCTGTGAACCTACAGAATATCACGAAAAAAGATACACAGTGAAGTGGATTATAGATAGAGTAACAGGAGAAAGCTTCTTAAGACATCGCGTGTTTAGTTTTGCTAGAGAGTCTACTAGGTATTGTAATTATTCTAAGGATAAATTTGGTAATGAAATTACTTTTATTATTCCTTGCTGGACTAATTTACCTGAACAAGAATACGGAGATAGAGTTAATCCTAAAGTATTTAATAGAGGAAATACGAATGGTATAGAGACAAGTTATGTAGATTTTTTAAGACAGGCTGAGTATAGTTATTTAAACTTATTAAGTCAAGGATGGAAACCTCAACAGGCAAGACAAGTATTACCATTCTCAGTAAGTTCACCATTAGTAATGACAGGTTTTGCTTCAGATTGGCTTCATTTCTTTGATTTAAGATGTGATAGTCATGCACATCCTCAAGCAAGAGAAATAGCTACTGCTTTAAAGGAAGAATTTATAAAAAGGAAATACATAAAAGAATAAAATTATGGGAATATTAAGTAAAACAAAAACTGAAACTCCTTCTTATGCAGAACAGCTTAGTTCTATTAAGGAGTATTTTAAAGTAGCACATGAAAATGCTAGTAATCTTCACTCACAAATGGAGGAAGATATTAAGAGTATGGAAGCTCAGATAGCTCAATTACAAGCTGATATAGATAATATTAAATCTACAAAAGCTGATACAGAAGCCTTTATAAATAACATTTCAAAACTTAGTTAATATGGCAATGGTACAAGTAGACCTCTCTGAGTATGATATGCTCAGAGAGGCTAAAAATAAAGCAGAAAAAGGATTATTTAAAAATATAGTTGAAAAATGGAAAAAGTAGGAAAGTATAAAGTAGAAGATGTTCTAAGTGAATCTAGTCATTATACTATAGTAGGATTTAATAGTGACGGTAGCTTCAGAGTAAAACATTATGAGAGTGGAGATATAGTTAATATAGGAGCAACCTATGTTGATAACTATATTAAATCTGCTGACTTATATGACGAGGAAATAGAAGTGACCAAAGAAGATAAGAAGGATGGTACTCCTGGTATTAGAACTATTTGGGAGAATATCCACTCTAGTCAAGTATTTACTGTGTGCTTTAAGAAACAAGATAAGCCTAAGAGTCATAAAAGACTTAATCAGGAAATAGAAGGATTATCCATGATGCTTGTTGAGGAGATTGACAGAGTAAAGGCTCAAAAGAAAGGTGTAGCTAATGCTGCAAAGAAGTTTATAACTGGTCTTATAAAGAATCCTATTCTGCCTTATGAGAAGGGAGAAGAAAGAGTACTTAGAGGCTATAAGATTCAATTCGAGTCTAGAGATGGTAGATATAACTGTGTAGACATGGATATTATAAAAACTGAGAAAGAAGATGGTATCAGACCTGTTAATATCAATGAGATACGTTGGATAATCTATAATGGAGTAAAATATGTAGTAAAATAAAAAGGTTACCTTTTTAGTACTTAGTAAAGTGAGAGGGAGTGATAATACTCCCTTTTACTTTTATATACAAAAGATGTTATCACTTAAGTATAATTTACTTTAATAACTTGCACATATAATAATAAATTACTATTTTTGCACAAACTAATTTAATTTGAAGATATGAAAAATAAATCTTGTGTTAATACAAAAAGTAAGGATTTTAAATCTTTAAGCTCTAAATACAAAATAGATAATGGAGATTTAGAACTTGCTATAAAACAGCTCCCTGAAGCTGGTAATAACATGTCATATGAAGAGCTTGAGAAATATGTAGAGAATTATTTTAAAGTAACGACTACAATTCCTTATAGTGATAAAACAGACTATAACAAAGCCTTAAATCTATGGAAAACTCTTGAGGTTGGAGCTAATGACTCTAGTCTTTCTTCAGTTAAAGCTAAAAGAGTCTATAACGCTGCAGTTTCTTTATTTGGGCAGGAAAATGTCATTATGTTTAAAGATAAAGAAGCTAAGTGGAAAGTTAATGTATCTCAACCTATATATGAAAACACCAAAAAAGATTTACATAAAAAAGTTAATCCTGAATTCTTTAATGTTACACCTACCTTAAGTGAAGGAGTAAGGAAAGGACTAGAAGAATTAAGCAAATTGGGAAATATAACCAACATTAGACCTATCACTAAACAGGAAATAGAAGAAGAAAATGGTTTTGGTAGTGATGCAGTTATAGAATTTTCTAATGGAGAATCTTTAGAACTATCATTTGCTGGTGGTTCTAGGGCTCTTAATGGAGACAAAGCTTATAGTTTATTTAAAGCTTTAGGTAGAGAAATAGACAATCCTTATAGAAAAGGAGAAAAAGTCATTGATATTAAGAACTCCAGTAGAATATATTTTGCAGCAACTAGGTTAGCTTATGAATACTTTGTGAAACATCCTGAGAAACTAGAAGCCCTTAACATTAAAGGTAATCCATTAAGTAGCATAAATAAAGCTTTGAGAGGAGATTCTTATGATGCTTCTAAGGATGATTTTGCTCAGAACTTTAGTTCTCCTTTTATAGAGGAACCTCAGTCCTCTAAGCTTCAAGAAGCTATAGATACCTTGAATAGAATTATAGAAGATACTAAAAATCATATAACTTTTGACTATGATACTCATGAATATTTTATAGATGGAAATAAAGTAGATATGAGTGTTACTCAGTATATTCATGGAGGTAATGATATAGATGAACTTTGGAAAATTCCTTCTGTGAGAATAGGTAATTCTGTTGATAGGTTTGTTAGGGCTTACTTTAAAGGAGAAGATGTACTTAAATTAGATATACCAAATCTTGGGAAGAAGGGTAAAAAATATCTGAAAGAGGACTTAGATAAACTTGTAAAGTTCCTTAATAAAAAGTTTGGTGTGGATAAGGATGGTAATCCTCTTTATAAAGTTTTTACTGATGAAATACATATAGCAGGAACTTATAATTACATAGATTCAAAGGGAAAATCTGTAGCTAAAACTATTGCTGGAACTCCTGATATAATTATTGTAGATAACGAAGGAAATTTCTACATCTATGATATTAAAACTAAGAGAACTAACTCAAGTTCAGTATGGAAAGAAGATACTATAGAGGGTTATTATAAACAATTGTCAATGTACAAGGCTATACTTGAAGCTAATTATCCTGAACTTAAGGGTAAGATTAAGGATATGAAACTTTTAAGATTTGATGTAGCTTACCCTACTCCACAAGGCATCTTTAATAAAAGAGGAGAAAATATAGGAACAGTTGAGTATGAGGAGGGTGACCCTGACGATGATATAGATACTCTATATATTACAAATGATGACATGGATAATTATATTCCTATTGAAGAATATAAAGAGTATAGTTCTCCTAGATTAAGCACTGCTGAAGATAATGGTTTGTTTAATGTGAAAGAAATAAAACCTGAAGAAGAATTCTCTTCATATAGCTCTCTTCCTGAGGAAGATAAAAATGCTCTAGAAGATGAGCTAGGAGAAGCTGAAACTTTTTCTAATTTTGAACAAGAAGAGAAAGATAAACAAGTTAATGCTTTATATAATCCAGGAGTTCTCCCTGCTTCAGAAAGAACATTTCTTGGAAATACTGCTATGTCTTATACTTCTTTTATAATATCTCAGCTTCATAATGATTCAGAAGCTAATTCTCAATTCTTTGGAGATGAATTTATTAACTATGATTTCACTTCAATGCCTAGAGAAGAGATTATTAATATTGTAGGTATATCTAAGATACTTAATTATGTAAAAGAAATGTACTTTAATCCTTATAATAGAGAGGATATAGAAGATACTAATACCTTAACTAAGTTGAAAATAGCCTATGATAACTGGGGAGCATTAATTCAAAGTGCTTATAGTAAACTTATAACTCTTGAAGATACTACTGTTATATCTTCTGCTCCTGAAAATATAAAAAGAGAAGACTTAGATGAAGACTTATCAGATTGGGCAGAAGGAGCTACTCTTGAAGAGAAAGAAAGAGAATACTGGCAGATAGGTCAAAGACAAATCTCAGCAAGGGCTAGTCTAAGTAGTGCTATAAGAAGAACTTTGGAAAGGTTACCAGTAATAGATAAAGAAGGAGATAATGTTGCTGACAAATATGGTTACAATTTTATGACCTTTGTAGACTCAGGAGAAGCTGTTAATAGAATACTTGATTGGGTTCAACATTGTACTAGTGTACAAGAGATGGAGAATGTTTTAGAGGAGAAGGCTGATACTTATCCTTGGCTTAACAATATTCTATCTGAGATAAAGAAAGAACCATTTAGGTCAATGTTCTATCAAAACTTTAGAAAGCAGTTCACTCAGTATAGTATAGTTAATGTAAAAAAAGACAATAAAGGAAATAAGACATACGATGTACATATAATCAATACTAAAGGGGCTTCACAAGCCTTGTTAGATGGTGTAGTTACTGCTTACAATAGTGGTATTATGACAGATATAATCATTCCTATTAAGGGTGATTTAGAGGGTAAAGGAAGAGTAAACGTAAAAAAAGTAGAGCAGCTAAATACTCTTACTTCTAGGTTACTTAAGACTTTACAAACTGCTCATTCTAGTAAGAAATTAAAATCTACACTATCTAAGGAACTAAATAATATAAGTAGTATTTTATCTTCTGTTGGAATTCCTGTAGAATTAGCAACATTGCAAGAAGCTTTTGCTAAGGACTCCTCTAAAAAGAATTTTAATAATACTAATATTTATGAAGTTCTTAATAGTTTAAGTTATCTTTTAGGAACTATTCTAGATAACAAAGATAATACTGAGTACAATCCTGTAAAGAAAGGTGGTGAAGGAAATGTATATGGAAACTATAAAAACATTTTAATTATTCTTTCTAAATACATACAGGATAGTATAGAATCTTCTACTTATGAAAATGGTAAAATGCACTATAGTTTTGTAACTCCTTCTTACTTAGGTAAATTAGTTACTAATCTAAAAAATGCTTTATCAGATTCTAATAAATTTCAGAAATTTCTACAGGATGAATATGGTTCATATAGATTTTTCAAGGATGGAGATACATGGAAGAATGTCTGGTTAGATAAAATAGCTAATAGTGAAGAGGCAAGGCAGCAATTTGATTATAAAGTGCAATTGTCATTTAATAGTACTCCTTACACAGATTTAAGTGAACTTGGTTACACCTTATCATTATTAAGTGAATATTTCTATGATAAAAGTACAAGTGGTAAAAATCAAAAACTTGCTTGGTATAGAGTGCCTATCTTAGCTAATAAACCTTCTTCTGAATTTATAAGATTTAGAAGATATACTGGAAAGAATTATAAAAGGTATATCACAGCAGGTTTAAGAGAAGTATTTGACCAAGAAGTTATGAGAATACAAACTGTACTTCAGAGAAGTATAAATGCTAATGTTAATAAAATTGGAGTTAAGGATAAGATTACCTTTGACTTAAAGAATTCCATGATGACAGATGAACTAAGGCTTCATATAGCAGAACAAGCATTAACCTTAGATGATTTTGTTAAGAACGACAATTTAGCATTTCATGGCTCTGGAGCTGAATTTAAATTCTTAGAAGCTCTCAATAATGAGTTGATTAATGGAACTACTTTGGGGCAAATGATAGTAACTAAGATTAATGGAAAAGATGTAAATGAAGAAGACTTCAATAAGGAGTTTGAGAAAGCTATTAATCTTTATATGGAAAGAATAGTAGATAGAGAACTTAGTAATTGGGAATCTATAGGACTATTTGATACTAAAACCTCTGATATAATTAATAAAAATGGAAAGAAAGAAAGTATAACTACCTATAAATATCTAAAAACTTTAGATATAGGAAGTAACCTAGATGAAATAAAAGGAAATCTTGAAGAGTACGTATGGAATGATATGTTTGCTACTATCAATATTATTGAGCTTACTGCAACAGACTTAGCTTACTATAAAAATATTGAAGATTTCCAAAAGAGATACGCCCAGGTTCACTCTCCTGCTATGAGATTAAATATAGAAGCTAAAGACCCTAAAGGAAGATTATATTCTTCTGATGGTATTGAAAGAACTATTTATTTAAAGGATAGTATTAAATCTTCTGATATAATTCCTAATATAGAAAAAGCTTTAGATGATAGAATATCTGAACTTTCAGGAGTAGAAAAATCACATATGGTTATGATGAAGGATTTAATACTACAATCCTTTGAGGAAGTTAATGTAGCAGATGCTCAAGGGTATTCATCTCCTACTTCTTACAGAAAGAAATTAGGAATGATGGGCAGATGGACTACAGAAATGGAGGAAGCTTATGATAGAATAATAGAAGGAAACTATAATGTAAATGACCTAGGAGTATTATGGCAACCTTTCAAACCATTCGTTTATTCTCAAATAAGAAAACCATCTGGAGCTAGTGCTATGAGTGAGCTTAAAGTTCCTGTACAAAATAAGAACAGTGAATACCTTTTATTCCTAGCTGATGCTATTATGAAAGGTAATAAGCAAACTAATAAACTTGTAGCTATATTTGACTTTATGGAAGATAGTGCTTATGATGGCAGAGTATCAAAGAATGGTAAAGTCATTAAGAAGGGAGTATATAATGGTAGAGGTATAGATACTGTACAGTTTGAGTCTGCGGTAAACTCAGGAAGTATGGGTTCTATTGACTTAAATAATATTGATAAATACGAGGATATTAAAGAAGCTCTTAATAACGCTGTATTTTACGATAGAACTACCAAAGAATATAATGACCAATATGTTCACTCCATATCATTTGAGGATTATGGTATTCAGCAAGAAGTTCCTGCTCACTTAGTAGACCATCAACAGCTTATGGGTTCACAGATTAGAATCCTTAGTATAAGTGATATTACTCCTGGTACAACTTTTGAAGTAGGAGGAGAGTCTATTTCTGATGAGAAACTTAAGGATGAATATCAAAATCTTATAGCTGAAAACATTAGAGACTCTTTTAATAAATTAATTAAGGACTTTAGACTTAAAGGTACTAGAAAGGAAAGAAATAAAGCTTTGTCAAGATTACTTACTAAAGCTATTCTAGAAGACCAAAGGTATGGTTCTGATTTATTAAGAGCATGCTCTTTAAACTCTGAAGGAGAATTTGTAATTCCTATTAATGACCCTACACAATCTATTAGAGTCCAGCAGCTTCTTAATTCTATTATAAAAACTAGAATTAATAAGCAGAAGGTACAGGGAGGTCCTGCAGTGCAGGCTTCATCATTCGGCTTATCTAAAGATTTAAATATTAGATTTAGGGATAAAAAGGGAAATATATTAGATACTCTAGAGGAATTTGCCTCTAAAAAACGTAAAAGTAAAGAAGAAGTATATGAAAGTTATAGAAAGTACTTAAATAAAAATCAATATTCAATAGCTTATTTTGAATGCTATATGCCTATTCCTTCTGAGAGTCTAGAAAAGGCTCTTACTAAAGAAGATGGAACTTTAATGGATATAGAAGAAGCTGTATCTAGAGGAATCATAACTGAGGATATGAGAAAAGCTATAGGATATAGAATTCCAACAGAGGATAAATACTCAATGGCTCCTTTGTATATTAAAGGTTTCTTACCTAAAGCGGCTGGAGAAGCTATAATGCTTCCTAAAGAGATAACTACCCTTAGTGGTTCAGACTTTGATATTGATAAAATGTATATTATGCTTAAAGCCTTTTCAGAACCTGATTGGGGAACCTTAGAAGCTGATATAATGAATACTGATAAGTCTGATAGTGAAACTCGTAAAAAACATAGAGCAGCATTAAAAGTAGTAATTAACTTAATAAAGAAAGGAAAGGTACAATTTGCTAAAGACTCTTTTGAAAGTAGAGTATTCGATTACTATAAAGAAAATCTTAATAGATACAGAACTCTAACTTTAAAGCAAAGAGATAAGAGGAATAATAGAATATTTGATTTACAATGGGCTGTTTTAACTAGTCCTGACACTATGTCTAAAATATTTAATCCTGGCTCGTTTGATGTACAGAAAAAAGCAGCAAGAATTATTAATATCTTAAAATCAGGAGCAACTAATTATTCATATGATGAGTTATCAGCAATGTCTCTTGATGAGTTAGATACACTTATGGAATCTGGAAGTAATAGAAATATTATATTCTCTTCTACTCAAGTATATTTCCATAAGCAGAATATGACTGCTGGTAAACTGATTGGAGTATTTGCAAATAATAATACTAGTCATGCTTTCTTGTCTATGCAGGATATAACCCTTAACTTAGGAGATGAAGGTTTCATGTTTGATGGTTATCCTGTCAATGATAAAATAAATAATAAGCTAGATTCTTTATATGCAAAAGATGGAGCTCTAATTAGTAAAACTATAGCGGGATTTCTAGCTGCATCAGTGGATGCTGTAAAAGACCCAGTTCTTAACTTTATGAACTTAAATACCTTTACAGCTAATACTGCTATGTTACTTGCTAGATTAGGATTTGATACTGATAGTATAGGAATGTTCCTTACTCAACCTCTAATAGAAAAAGTGACTAGAGAATACTTTAAAAGAAGCAATGAAGGATATACTACTGTGGATGAAGTAATAAATTCTTTCTTACCTGAGGATTATGATTTAGTAGAAGGTATAAAAGCCTCTCTAAGTTCTACTCCATTTACTAAGGAAGATTTAGCTGAAGGGTTAGTTGCTAATCAAACTGACACTTCTTTCCAGTTAAGTGCTTTATTATTATTCCAAAAGCTCTCTGGTATAGCTCAAGATTTAAATACTCTAACATTCCTCACAAAGTTTAATTCAGTTACTAATGCTGTAGGTCCAACTATAGCAGACACTCTTGTGATGAGAGAAAGATATAAAAAGTTCTTAGATAAAATGGAAGATAATCCTCCATTTAATGAAGAAGCAATGTATGTAATAGAAAATAATCCTATTCTACAAGCATTCTTTGAAACTACTGTAGCTGATGGAGGAGCTTCTGAACTTTTATTTAAAGGATATTTCCCTCATTATGGAAGCAGATTTAGTACTTTACTTGAGAGATTAAGACAAAATGTTAAAGGTCAACTTGATAGTAAAGTTATAAATAAGTTTGTTAATGACTTTATGTACTACAAATTAACTCTTGGAGATAATCCAGTAATTGATGGTTCTGAAGATTCTAGAAGGAAATTTATTAATGACTTCGTGAAAGTATTTAATGATAAGTCTACTGGAATAACTGATAATGACCTCTTGAAGATAATCAAAGTGAAGGGTACTGATTATAAATGTCCTGTTCCTACACTTGAAGCTAAAACAGGAGGATATGGGATAGATATACAAGAGAGAGTTAAAAGTGCATGGAGTGATTTAATATTAAATCCTTCTACAAGAGAACTTGGAACTGATTTATTCTTTTATAATATATATAGGAATGGATTTGGTTTTAGTCCTAAAACATTTGGACATCTTGCTTCTGTAGATGTTAGAGTTAATGTTCCTAGGTATGTAGAAACTATAAGAAATGTCGAGTTTAATGATGATTATGTAAGTGTTGATGATTTCATATATATGTTCTTGAGAAATCATTCTAATGAATTTAAGCTTGTTCCTAGATTTACTCCTAGTGAAAAGGTTAAGATTTCTGAGGATAATAAATCAAAAAGTATTACCTTCTCATTTAATAAGAAAAAATATGGAATGGACTCGATAATAGTGTCTAGTTCTGCTTTAGAAACTACATTTGCTCCTGTTATAATGTATAATGATAAGTTATATATGAAGCCTGTTTATGCTGAAGGAGATACTAGTGTAACTTATACAGAGACCACTCCACTAGGAAATACTAATAATTTCTTAGAATATGATGAAGAAGGGGCATTTATGAAGTCTGTAATTAACAACAATCCTATAATTTATTCATCTAAAGAAACTCCAGACAAGCAGCCTTCTAAAGATAGTCCTGAAGAGGTTCAATATAAGAGGTCTTTTACTACTAAAGAAGTTAAAGATATACTTAAAGAAATGGCTCCAGATAGTGAATGGAGAAAACTCTTTACTAGATATGAACCTGAAGATAGACAAATATTTAGAAGAGAAATAGTTAAAAATGTATTGAAAGAGTTAAATGTTGACCCTAAAAAGCATACAGAAACTATAGAGAGATTAGTAACAGAAAAAATTAAGGAAGTAACTAAGAAAACATGTTAGAATATGAGTAATTCATGTGAGATTATACCTACTATTAAAGTAGGGAATGAAAAAAGAGAGAGCAAGTTATTTAGGGACTTGCTCTCCCTTACAAACAATAGAGAGACTACAAAGATTTTGTGGGGTATGACTAAATCTCCAGAAATACAGCAGTTACTTGGAGATATTGAAACTGATGAAAATGGAGAACCTACTATTGAAGCTTTAAATTCTAAAATTAATATTAAGGCTTTACTTAATGGTCAAGTTAGTCTTATGTTAGAGAAACAATCTATAGGAGCTATAGATAAGAAAGGTAATACTATATTGTATGATAACTTTACAGATATTACTAATAGAGTTATAGATTTCAATAGAGAAAACCCTGACATAGTAGCTAACATTACTAAAGGCAATGGAAAGTATAGTATAATAGTGGAACCTAAAACTTTAGAAAATGCTGATGTTCCTAATAAATTAATCTTTAGAAATAACCTTAATAATCAGTTGCTAAGTACTATGAGAAAATTAGGGTTTGATGTTAAATTAGAAGATAACCCTACTTATCCAGGAGTATTTGACCCTATTAATGCTGAAACAACTGCAGAAGGATTAAAAACTGTAATAAGGATAGCTAAAGGAGAAATAGGAGAAGAAGCCTTTCCTGAAGAATTTAGTCATCTTATTATTTCAGGATTACTACAACAGCCTTTAGTAGATAGATTAGTTAAATCTTTAAAGCAAGAGTCTGTATTAGAAGAGGTACTAGGTGATTCTTATAATAGCTATAGACAGAAATATAATAATGATTTAGATTTAATGGCTCAAGAAGCTGCAGCTAAATTATTGCAAAATCATATAGTCAATCCACAAGAAACTAGTAATAATCTATTATCAAGATTATGGAACTTTGTAAAAAAGATATTTAATAGAATATCTGAAGCTGATGTCGATAATATTATAAGAAGAGCTAATGATGGATTTGCTAGATTGTCTGAACAAATAAAAGATGAATCTATATTAAAAGACTTCGATAATATAAAAGCTTTACAATCTAGACCTTTATATAAGCTGGAAAAAGATATAGATAAAATGGAGGAATTAGCTAATAATGCTAGAATGGTAGCTAGTAAAAGATTAGCTATTATTATGAGTAGGTCAAAAGGAGGTAAGTATTCTCCTGAGGATTTAGCTTCTATAAAGAACCTTCAGAATCTAATAGATAAGAAAAAATATTCAAGTAGTTGTCTAGCTTTCTTAACTGACGCATTAGACCAAATTGAACATATACAAGGTGAACTTAATAAGTTATTAAAAAAGGATGTTAGAGGAGATGATGACCTTAGTAAGATAAGGAGAATAGCCTACACTTTAAGAACTATTAAAGAGTTTTCTGAGGGCTATGAGCCAATTATAAGACAAATGATGACTCTTAAATCTATGAAGGATAATGGTGAAATAGATATAACTGATGAAGATGCAGAGGCTATAAGCTCAAAAGCTTCAGAAGTTTTCAGCATTATTAACACTGTAGACTCTAATTATAAAGAACTAAGATTTAATATAGTATATAACTTTTTAAAAATCTACTGGGGAGAGGATAAGACTATTCAATTAGGAAGAAATAAAGGAGAAGCTTTAACCTTAGAGCAACTACTTAAGATGGCTGATAAGGATATTAATGGAATTGATAGGTGGATAAGCTCTATGAGTGATTCTTCAGACCCTTTATTATCTTTAATAGATAAAGCAGTAAAAATGACTAAAGCTTCTCGTGATAAAACTTTAGAGAATATTACTGCTGAGCTTAGAGGAGTACATCAAAAACTTATACAATCTGGAGAGCCTAACACTGAGTTTATGTTTGAAAGGGATTCTAAAGGAAACTTAACAGGTAGACTCATAAGTGATTATGATTTTGAAAGATTTAATAATGAAAGAGAAAAGTACAAAGAGGAATTAAGAAAGAAAGGTTATAAACCTTTTAAATTTAAATCTGCTTTGGAAGCTTGGGAAAGGAGACACTCAAAAGAAATAACCATTGACCCAGACACTGGAAGAAAAGAATTAGTTCCAAAATATACAAAAGATACATTAAGTAAGCTTACTCCAGCTCAAAGAGAGTATTACGATACTATGATAAAAGTAAAGTCTACTCTTGAAGGATTAATTCCTGAAAGATTCTCTAATCTATATATGGCAGTACAAATAAGAAATGATGCTGTATCCTCATTAGCTAGTGCCTCTAATCCTAAAGAAGCAGCTAAGCAACTTATAGAGAACTTTAAAGATAACTTTGTAAGAAGGAGTGATGATGTAAATGAATTTGGAGAAGATAAGTCTTCTATACTATTAGATTTCTCAGGAAAACAGGTTAATAGAATTCCTGTATATTACACCACTCCATTAGAGGATGTAAGCAGACTTAGTTTAGATTTTACATCATCTATTATGGCATACTCAGCTATGGCTGTAAATTATAATGAAATGAATAAAATAGTAGATGTATTAGAGCTCACTAGGGAATTAGTTAAAGAAAGAAAGGTTAAACAATACTCTGGAGATAAAGCCTTAAATGAATCTTTTACAGTTTTATATAAAAAGTTTAATAAAAGTTACGTAAAATCTGGAGAACAAAGTAATATAGGAGCAAGACTTGATGATTATTATGATGTAGCAGTTTATAATAGATTAAAGAAAGACCAAGGTACTATAGGTAGTACTAACTTAGATACTGCTAAGACTTTAGATTCCATTAAAAATTGGACTGGTACCCTAGGCTTAGGATTAAACTTATTTTCTGCTATAAGTAATATTACTCAGGGAAAGATGCAGATGTTTATTGACTCTATAGGTGGCGAATATTTCAATTATAAAAATTTAGCTGTAAGTAAGAAGAACTATTATTCTTTAATGCCTTCATTCCTAGGAGAATTAAACTCTACTAAGAAAACTAATAAGCTAGCTTTATTAATAGATAAGTTTGATGCTTTAGAGGAATACTATAATAGCCTTAGAGAACAAGGTAAATTCCAAGGTCCTATATCTAGAATATTTGGGTCAGCTACTTTAATGTTCATGAATAATATGGGAGAACATTATTTACATAGTAGAACCATGTTAGCTATTCTGGACAATTACAAGGTTAAACTTAATGGTAAAACTATAAGTCTATTTGATGCTTATGAGGTAGAAAATTTAACAGATGATAATGGTAATGTTGTATCTGCGAAATTAAAATTAAAAGAAGGAGTTACTAACCTAGACGGAAGTACTATAAGTGATTCTGATATTGCCCAATTAAAGCTAAAGATAGGTAAAGTAAATCAATCTTTGAATGGAGCTTTTAATACTGATGATAAAGGAGCTATTCATAGAAATGCTTGTGGAAGGTTGGCTATGCAATTTAGACAATGGATGCCAGCTCATTACAATAGAAGATTTGCTAAACCTTATTATGATGCAGCTATGGACCAATGGAGAGAAGGTTATTATCTTACTTTAGGAAAATTTAGTTTAAACTTATTAAAAGATTTAGGTCAAGCTAAATTCCAACTAGCTACTCATTGGAGTGAACTTAGTAATCATGAAAAGGCTAATATTAGAAGGTCTTTAGCTGAGATGACTATGTTCTGGGTATTAACTGGTTTAATATCTATGATGGGTCCTGAAAAGGATAGAAAAGGAGTGTGGTTAGATAGAATGATTCTATATAATCTTAAAAGAATGAAACTAGAAACAGGAGCGTCAATGCCATTAACTCCCGACTTCTTAGATAATATTAATACAATATTACAGAGTCCTGCAGCTTCCATAAAAACCTTTAATAACATAGCTGATTTAGTACAATTCCAGAATATGTTTGTAGAAATACAATCAGGAAGATATAAAGGATGGTCTATATGGGAAAGAGATTTTACTGAAGTATTTCCTATTTATGGTCAAGTTAGAAAAGTCAGAGATATTACTAACGAAGATTATATGTTTAATATATATAAATAAAAAAGGTGAGTTTACACTCACCTTTTATTTTTTTTATAACATAAGATGTTATTCTATTTTATTTTCTACAATTTTTAATTGTATCAATAAGAGCTTCAAACTGTTCTTGACTAGTTATGGTTTCTATTGAAGGTAATTCATTTTCAGGATTTTCTACGTAATTCTTAAATTCAGATATAGTAGTAAATCCTAAATCAGATAAAGCTTTCATATTTACTCTAGCTAGTTTTGAAAAATCAGGATGATTCTTATTCCATTCTAGTTCCTTTAATGACATTGTATTTTTCTTATTGAAGGTATTACCTATAGATAAAGGAACTTTTTTCTTAGGTTTAATAGGTTCTTCTTCAGGTTCTTTAATCTCTTCTTCTAATAATTGTTTATTAGTTTCTTGATTAACATCCTCCTCATTGCCAGTACCTTCTATTCCTAAAGCTTTAAGTAAACTTTTCATATCTTCATCTGAACCTTGTTCCATAGAGAACATTGAGCTTTCATTAGACTCAGATTCTTCTTTTTCTTCTATCTTTTTAATAAGTTTAGTCATATATCCTACTTCCTTTCCATCTTCACGAGTTACATAAACCATTGTTCCTTTACTATTTATTCTAGTTATCTCTCCTACACCAGACCCTCCAGAAGTCTTATAAGACACTTTATCTCCTACTTTAAACTGAGACTTTGGTTTTTCTTCAATCTCTTCTTGAGATGGAGCTTCTGAAGAAAATAACTTAAGTAAGCTATCAGTAGAATATTCTATATCTTCTTTTTTAGAAGGTTCTCCTTCAATCTCATAACCTAAGAAAGACCCTTCCTCAGAAGCATGTTCGAACATCTTATCATATATATCAGATACTTTTGCCCTTCTAGCTTTTTTCTCTTTTTTATCTTGTATAGCCTTAAGCATCTCTTCCAACTTATCACCTGTAAATACATGCCCTCCTGATATACCAAATTGAGCAGACCCGTTTAAGCTAGAATAAGTACCAATATATAATCTATTACTTCCCTCTATAGGATTTATTTCCTTATCTTCAATTTGCTGCATTAACTTCAGTTCATCTAAAGTCTTAGAGTTTTCAACAATATTACCTTCATTATCTAATACTTCTTCATCTGTTATAGAATATTTCTTACCATTTAAGAATACAGTTCTTGATTTAATAGCATTATTAATTCCCTTTTTTCCTGTGTGTCCTCTAGGATTAATATCACTATCTTGTATTACTCCGTCTTCATCAGGAATAAACAAATCAAAACTAGCATTAACATTATGACTTATAGCTAAGTCCGTAGTCATAATATCAGAAGTTAGTAGGTCTTTAACATAAAGTCTCTCTGAAAGAGAGTTAGGGTCTACTTGAAATCTAAGATTTAAAGACTCATCCTGTAGATTTTCCAGTAAGATTTGTACTTTTTCATCAAGTGCTAAATCTTTATCTATATTACTATTAACTCCATTTATTACTACTTTACTTCCGTTAAAGCCAATACCTGTACCCTCAGGGAAATATAGTATATTCATTAAGTCATACTTAGCTATAGCTCTATCATAATCAGATTTACTTGAATCAGCTATTATCTTTAAGTCTTGAATTATAGCTTGCATTATAGGAGTGTCATAATGTTCATCAATATCATACTCCTCAGCAGTAAATCTCCTTACTTGAACAGCTTTAGAATACCATCTTCCATCAGCTTCTCTTGATATAAGCCAAACAGAACCATCTCTAGGATTAGCATTGTTACTATTAAGAGGAACTATCTCTTCCTCAGAGTCTAGCATTGGAGTTCTTGGAGTGCTACTATTTCCATAATACACACCTAATATAGGATTACTTCCTACTACATTTTTTAAAGATTTCTGTTTAGGTGCATCTTGATTAGTAGTCTTAACCATTCTTCCACTATAGATATGCTGAATCTTATTACTCTGTTCTTTACTAACAAAATAGTCAGGTTCTGAGTTACTCTTTAGATAAGAAGAAATTTCCTTATTAAATTTGCTTGCTATTCTTTCATAACCTTTTTGAGCTATAGTATTATCTTTAGGAAATCCTAGAGCTCCTACAGCTTGATATTTTTTACCGTCTTGAGCTATAAAAGAATTTGTTGTCGGAATTGAGGAATTAATATTATCTGATACTTCTATAGCTAATATTATTACATTATTTAATCTAGAATCTTTAGACCTTACATAATGTATTGGAATATCAGGATTTTGATTAAATAGTATTCCTAAATAACCTTCGTCAACAAAATCATAAGCTCCTAGTTCATCTAAAGCATCTGCTACTGGAGAATCATATCTTTCAGCTCTTCTTATATCTCTATCCTTTAATTCATCAAACCTATATTTAGTATGATACCAACTCCTTAAATAAGGAGTTATACTTTCCTTAGTTTTAGGATTATTATCTTCAGAATTAGTACCCTCAGCTTGAGATTCTCCTTCAGGTATTCTTCTATTTTTTAGTATCTTATCAGCTAATTTTTTAACTTTAGGTTTATCTTCATTTGGAATATTTTGAGGAATATTTCCTTTAGTTATTTCTTCAAGCTCTTCATCTGACTTATTCTCAATTTCTTCTATTTCAGGACTATCTGACTTAATAACCTTAGATTTCTTTCTAGAAGAAGATTTAGTATCCTCAGTATCCTCTAAGTCTTCTCTATCTAATTGAGAAATGTCATCTTTTAAATCTTCACTTATAGAAAATCCTTTAGCCTTTTTTACTTTCTGCTTAGGTTTATTTTTATCTTTAGTCTTTGCTGACTTTCTAGATTTATTATTTTTTTCAGCCTTAAGCATTAAATTTTCTAAAGACTTGCTGATATTTGCAGGAATTTGAGATTTAGCATTCTCTAATTCAGCTTTCATATCATCTACTGAATTAGCATCTTCATAAGCTGCTTTAACTATAGTAATTAAAGAGACTGCTAAATCACCCTCCTCAGGAGGAATAGTACCAATAACTTCTGATAATGATTTAGTATAATCATTTAATTTGTTATAATCATTAACTATCTTTTTCTCTGCATCTCCCTTTGATGCTAATCTACTTAGTACTTCTTCTACTAAATCTTCATCTATTTCATTAAGACTTTTCTTTAAATCATTGACTGAAGAAATATCTCCTAAGTTATCTAAGGTAGTTTCAATTTCTTTACTCTTGATATGCTCTATAACTTCTTTTAAGTTCTTTTGAGCTTCTTCTGTAAATAACTCAGGATGTTCTGAAAGTTGAGTATATTTATCTATAAATTTTGCTCTTACGGCATAAAGCTTGATAAGGTCACTAAACTTCTCTCCTAAGTCTTTAATGCTAAGTGGGTCTATAGTTTTATACTCATCTGTTTCTAGCATCTCCTTTAAAGCTACTATCTGAGAGAATAAAGAACTTGATAATTCTTTTTGTCTATTTCTTGCGAAAGCTTCCCTGCTTTTCTCAAAAGCACTCTTTCCTCTAAATCCTTCATATGGAGATAGCTGAGTTATCATTCTATTAAGCATGAAATCTTCAGCATATTCTAAAGCAGTATCCATATCTTTAGATATGGTTGCATAATTTTCAAATGCTTCAATAGCTTCAATAGCTTGTATTCTTAAATCATCTATTTTAAGATTAGAGTAGTGGTCATTTTGAGTATAAAACTTAGACATCTCAGAACTAATTCTCTCTAGTTCTTTTAAATAATAGTCATAAGCTTTTCTTTTATCTTCTTCATTATATGTCCTAACTAAATCTAATCTTCTTTGCTCTTCATTAAATTGTCTTTTGAGAGCTTCTCTTCTTTCTCTAGCTATCTTCCTTATATGTTGTATTTCATGTCCTAGCCTTAAACCACTAGTACTCCTCTCAATATCTTTCGCCTTTATAAGCTCTTCTATTCTAGCTCTTCCTTCAGATATTGATAAGTTTTTATCATTTATTATTTTATTTATTTGGTCTATAACATTATCTTTTTTAGATACTTGCTCTAGCATTGTTTCTAGATTTCCAAGCTCACTTGATATATCAAGACCAAATCTATTATTTAATTCTGTGGCTTTTTTACTTATAGTATTTTTAATATCCCCTATTATACTCTTTGTTCTACTTTCCCAGTCATCTAACTGAGTCATCATCCATGTAAGCTCTTCAAGAGTATCAGAAGATATATTATCTCCGTATAATGTTTTTAAGTTATTACTTATCTCTACATATTTATCTAGTTTGTCTTTAGCTTCTTTAGCCTGCTTATTAATAGTTTCAACTACCATTTCATCAGTCATTCCTTCATAGATTGACTTAGAACCATCTGTTTTAGTAGTTTGTTCTCTTATAGCATCTACATCATCAAGAGTTACATTTCCAGCTTCTTCTATAGTATCATATAAATCTTGAAGTCTTCCAGCTTTATCAAACATAATTGCATCGCTGATAAACTGAGAATGCTTAGAGTTTTCAAAGCTAAATTTATCCCCTTTATTTAAAGACTCATCTATATCGTTTTGATAAGTATTATGCCTTATCATTCCTTGATAGTAGTTACTAAGTCTAGAATCTTTTATTCTATCATTAATACTACTAGTAATATCAGCAGTTTCTTTCTTAGTATTTCTATAATCTTTAAGACCTTCCCATAATTCTCCTTCCATAGTAAGCTTAGGTCTTCTCTTGCCTGACTCATTAGTTTTCATACTTATATGAGGCATACCTAAACCTCCAGTAATAAATCCTAAGAAACCTTCTTCCCATCTATCAGAATTACCATAAGTATTTGCAATACCACTTCCTATCGCATTTATCCAATCTATTGTTTGCTCTTCTGCATCTGGATTTATTTTAGCTCCGTAGAAATTATTAAGTTCTGAAGCATACTTTAAGCCTGTAGCCTCTGCTATAGCAGCTTGAGACATTTCTTCATTCATTTCAATAAAAGGAATAGAGAGAGATTTAGCTAATTGCTTTTTAGCTATATTCTTATTTATCTGATACCCTTCTTTTAATGAACCAGTTACTAAGTTTTTAGCTTGTCTTCCAGCATTATATCCTCCAGATAAAAATCTGCCATAGGTATATAAATTAGATGCACTTAGTAGTGCTACATTAGCAGCAAATATTCTATTAGCCATTTTAGCTCTGTCTGAGCTAAGTTTAGCTAAGGCTTGATTATATTGATTAGTAACCTCTTGAGCTCTTCTTTGTAATTCTCTTTGACCTTCAGGAGAAATAGTTCTTACTGCTCTTCCATCTCCTGCCATACTTAAAGAAAACCATTCAGGATGCTCCTGAAATAGCTGTACTTCTAAAGCTCTTAGAGATTCAGTTCTGTTATCATCTATTAATTTCTTGTTATAATTAAACCACTCTTCCGAGTTAGAGATAGCCTCTATTCTTCCTTCTCCCATAGCAGCATTTACAGCTCCTAAAGTTCTTAATCCATATTCAGCATTCTTAAGTCTCTTTGCAGCTTTTCCTAAGTCCTCAGTTATCTTAACTCCATCCATAAAAGCATCACCTGTTTTATAAGCTTTTGCTATTTCAGATGCAGTTTTAAGCTCCTTTCCTGAAGCTGTTGTTACTACTCCCTTAAACGCATCTCTTACTTTTTGTAATCCCATAGCCTTACCAATAAGTTCTGCAGATACTCTACCACTATAAGCAGCACCTATAGTAAATCCTAAGTTCTTTAAAAATTTATCCCCTATGAAATTTGCAGAAAATATATTGTTATACCAAGGAGTATTTTGTTCTTCAGTACTATAATAGTTAGGTAATGCTTCTTCAGATAAAGCATTAATATCCTGTAATACAGTACTTAAAGGATTATTTATAAATTTATCTCCAACATCTTCTAAGGAATCTATATCTTCAGTATTAGCTAAAATATTTCCTATTCCAGCTAATGTACCTATAACACCATCAGCAAATGTAGTTGCAGCTATAACAGCTCCTTTTCCAATACCAGCAGCTACCTTTGCATACCAAGGTTGGTTATAAGCTCTTTGATTTTGAATATCCTCTGGAGTTGGGTTATATAATATACCTTCATCATATCTAGACTCCCCATATTCAGATAAACCACTTTCTGGAGATACAGGCACGGGAGCATATAGAGAAGGGTTACTTAACCCTTCATAACCTATATGCCCATGTGCTGTATTATAATTTCTATATATAGCTCTATTAGCCTCATCCCTAAGACCTTGTTTTTCTATATCAGATAATCCTAAACTTATAGGATTATCTTTAGTTGTGTATAGGTCAGGATTTCTTATACCTCTCAAAGCCTTAGGACCTGTTTTTGTAATATCTTTATAATTATTATTAGTTGCCATATTAAGGTATTTGTGATTCATTGTTTATTACGGTATCATATACTGGAGCTTTAGCACTCCAACCTAAAGTGTTATATGCTGACCTTAAGAAGTTAGCACCACTATTATCTATAATCTGCTCATTATATTGCCCCTCCTTAGAACTATAATAAGCTGCCTCTCCAAATTTGTCTACCCAAGCAGCTTTTCTTGCTAAAGCATTATTAAGAGCAGGTATATCTATATTATAAGTACTATTACTTAGGCTGCCTAACTTAGCTCTAGGAATAAGATACGTTTTACCCTTGAACTTCATTAATATACCATCAGTGTTAACATTAGGTGTAGCATAGAATAGAGGAGTTCCTTTTAATGTGCCGTCATCATTTAGGAAGACATCTTTCTTAATAATTTTTCCAGTATCTTTTATCTTTCCTGTTTTATCGAAGCTACTAACTTCTTTTATATAAGTTTCATCTTCATTAGACATTAATTGTGGAAGAAGTCCATCAAGTACTTTCTTATCATCAGTAAATTTAATTTTCATAGCTCCCATAGAGAAAGGACTTGCATTAGTACTTATGTTTCTAGCATTATATGTCATATTTCTAATAGTAGGAGTTTTGCCTTGCTTTCTTAAAGAATCTAAGTCAAAACCTAATGCAACAGCATTTTGCTTAACATCTCTATCATAGAATAATCCAAGTCTTCTCTTATCTTCAGCAGTTTTACCTTGCTGCATGAATTGATATTTGGTTAATAATCTTCCATCTTTAGTCCATAACTGGAATCTATTTTCTCCTTTTTTATTTCTAGCATCTACGGCATGTCCTGCTTCTAAGACACCAACGCCATGATACATGTGAGCTTTATTATTCTGTGAATTTATTCTAAAGAAGTTAAGTGCCTTTTTAGCTCTATCTGCCCCCTTAGTTCCCTCAGCAGAAGGACTTAAAAGACTGACAGTATCTATTGGAAGATTCCCTCTAGTTCTTAAATTTAATGAAGCTTCCTCTTCTGCTTTAGCTTTTCTTCTATAGTAATCTTGTGCTGCTAGTTTAGCTCCATAGTCTTCATACGGAGATACCTGAGTTTGACCAATAGCACTCCATAAACCTTGTCTTGCATAGTTATAAGCTCTATTCATAGTATTATTAGCAGCCCACTTTGGCATGTTTGAAGAGCCTATAACTTGTTCTACTATGGCATTAAGTACTGGTTGAGAGTTTGCCCTATTAGGATTATTGATAGCATCTAGTACTTGAGCCCTTGTAAATCCATGTCTTTGAATGAATGTCTTAGTGAAAGCATCAAGTCTCTTTCCATTACCATAACTTGAAAGTTCCTTAGCTAAGTTGCTAGCTGCCTGAGAAACTTGCTGAGTAAGTAAAGCTCCAGAATATCTTTCTCCATAATCATAATCAGGATTTTCTAAGAACCTATCAAGAGAACTTTCATAACTAAGAGAATTTAAATCTCTTTGGAACATTAAAGTAGGATTCTGTAATAAAGCTTTCCTTTGTTCATCAGCTAATTCTCTTCTTCTAGTAATGGCATTCTTAATAGGAACTATGTCTTTAGAATATCTACCTCTAAGGTCTAGAAGAGATTTTCTTGAACCTGGGGTTAATCCATTCTTTGCTAATGAGTCAGCTTGGTCTCTTAAAGAAGTCTCATAAGCTTTATATCTAGCAAAAGCTACTGGGTCATTTGTCTCATTAGCTAAAGAACCTACAGCATTAGCTTGTGAATCTAACTCACTGTAGGCTTCCTCTAAAGCTTGATGAGCTTGTGTAGCCATAAGTACAGGAGCTAACATCTCCTGATAAGAGAATGGTCTAAAATTAGTTTGATTAGCATATGCAAAATTAGGCATAAGTATTCCTCCTCTTCTTCTTTAATTTACCACCATTTTTTCTACTGTTCTTATAACCTAGTCTTCCTTCTCCTGATAATACATAATATAAACCTGGGCTACTATTAATCATATTCTTCTGATATTCTTCCCATCCTATATTACCAAGATTAGTAATAAAGCTATTAAGATTATTAGACCTTCTTAGATTATAAGCATCTTTAGCAGCTTGTCTATATCTAGCTACTTCTTCAGCTTGAGCTAACCTCATCTTTGTAGCATCATTTCTAGATTGAGCATTTGTAGCCTGAGCTTGTAAACTTTGCTGAGAGTTAAACATATCAGTTTGCCTATTAAATCCTTTAACTCTCTCCATAAGAGCTTGGTTATACTCTTCAGCTTGTCTTGCCATAGTTCCTAAGCTTTCTCCATAATTATAATCAGCAGATAATATCCCCGCCATAGCAGCAGCTCTGTTACCTCCTGAATTATTATTTATAGCCCTTCTAGTTGCTCCTGCGTTCTTATTAAGGTTATTTATATAGAACATTCTATCTAAAGGCTTATAAGACATATATTGTCCTACAGGAGAAGCACTAACAAGTGATGGCTGTATATCTATTGATGCTATTCTATCAGCAGCTTCATAATCAGGTTCACTAAATAAGTCAGTAAAAGAAGCCATTCCAGACATTAGTGCTGGAGCAAATCTTAAATAAGATAAATTACTTGGATTATATGTTCTAGGACTTTCTTTTACTAAGCTTTTACTTATAGGTGTTTTATCTATATCAGTAACACTAGGGAGAGTTCCTATAATAGCAGAAGTTAAATCAGGCATCAGTTTATCAAAACTAGGTCCTTTAAAATCAAATAATTTACCTCCCTTAGCAAACTTATTAGTTTTACTTTCTTTATTCATTCTAATCTCTTCTTGACTATTAGCCAAAGCTGCCATAAAAGCTTTCAACCCATTCTTACTTATTGGGTCATTAGGTCTTTCTTCACTTTCCTTACTTAGTTCTTTAGCAGCTTCAGCAAAAGTACTTCCTGATATATGATATTTACTTTTAAGGTCAGAAGGTACTTTTATTCTATTACTAAACACATAATCATTATATACTACTTCTCCCTCTTCTACTAAGTTTGGAACTCCTTCATTATCTATTCCCATCTGTACTCCTTCAAATGGATTTTCTTCATGAGTTCCACCATTATCTACATAAGTAACTCCATTAGTAAAATCTCCACCTTGAGAATTTAACCCTCCTCCAAAGCTATGCCATTTTCTAGCATTTCTAGCAAAGTTAGCTCTTTTTCTTGTAGTAGGATTACTTGAATGAAGTCCTCTTTGAATACATTCATCAGTAACTTTACCCCCACAATATTCTGTAAATTTACCTCTGTTTTTCTTTTTAATATGAATACCTCCACCTTCAGCAAAAGTATTACCAAATGGAGACATAGGTCCTGAGTATCTCATAGTTATAGGTCCTCCATAAGCAGCAAAGTTAGACATAATTAAAGCATCATTGTTTTTATCTACATTAGATGCTGTATTACCTAAAGAATACCATGCTCTAAGATTTGCTTTATCTATAGCATTATTAAGAGATTTTGTTTTATTTTTAGCTTTATTACTAAACCATCCATCACTTCCTACATCACTTTGACTTACATGAGCTAAGTCAGTATAAGATAACCAATCACTTAATAATGAAGCATTATCTTTAGCTGAAGAAGTATATCCAGCTTGTTGTGCTGTCTTAGTTTCTGTTTGATTAATAAAGTCCTTATTAAGCTTACTACCAAAAGCAGCATTTACTAATCCACCTGTTAAATTAAGTCCTGCACCAATTACTCCACCTATTCCTGGAATATTACTTACAGCAGAGCCTATAGAAGATATAGCATCTCCTGCTTTAGTACTATTGCCATTAGGATTAATAGCTCCTGAAACCATAGATGCAGCAGAGCTGGCTATACCCCCTAGTGAACTAGAATCTATCCCTAACTTTTTTAGGGAACTTCCAATACCTGATTTCATAAAGTCATTAGTAACTTTGTTATTCCAATTAGCAAAATTATCTAATAATCCACCACCAGCATAGGTATTGAAGTATCTCTTTCTATTATTAATTCTTTTCTTAGCCATATTATAATTTTATATTTGTTGCAAAGATAGTAAATATACTTAATATAAGCAAGTTTATAACTAAAAAATAATGGCTAGCCTAACTGAAATAGTTAAACTAACCTAATATTCTATATGAAGTAATGTACTATCATATCATGAAATTGCATCCTATAAGTATTCTCTGTATTCATAGATAACTTGATATAAGCCCAAGGATTCCTTATTCTATCCATCTTATTAGCTTGAACTCCATTCCATTCAGTATTAGCTCTTGGAACATTAGCTCTCCATATTCTGAATTTCTTCTTTAATGAAGAAGGGCTAGAATTTATAGATGTTAGAGTTGTAATACCTTTCTGATATTCATTCCATACTTCAAGAGTATCAAAAGTCTCACCACTTGCTATTATATTATCATTCCAACAGTCAGCTCTAAACTCTACAGTATTAAATATCTTATCATAAGGTTCATCAGAGTTAGATATAAAGGTAATACTATAAGGGTGATATTCTCCAAAGAACATATTATAATCTCCTGCAAATTGTTCCCACAACTTCCCATTATAGAAAGCATAGAAATCACTACTTATATTAAACATAGCAGGAACATTACCATAACTCATAAATGATACAAATTGTCCTAGTAGTTCTGAATAAACTAAAGCTGTCTCTTTATTAACAAAGTAAACATCATTGTTATTCTTATCATAGAAGGTTACAAAGTTTCCAAATTCTACAGGGTTCCATTCTTTGTTACTATTATTCTCACTAGTCCATTGTCTAAATCCTAGTTTATCTGATAAGGATTCTACTTGACCATTGAATAAATATATACTATTAGTAATATTATCAATGAAATATAACCCTGACGGAGTTTCAGCTATAGACCATTTATTATTACATCCTATAGTATTACTTATATATCTTTTTCCACTAACCTTTAATCCATTAGTTATTTCTATAGGAGTACCATCTGATGTAGGTATCTGCACTCTAGAATTAAATAATATATTACTCAATCCTTGTTTTTGAAAACAGAATATTTCATTATTAAAAGTATTAAGAGATATTACTTCACCCTTGTCTCCATCAAGGTCCAGAGTAGAAGCTAATGTAATATTAGTCCAAGTATCAACTGAAGCACCCGCTTGTTTTTCTTTAGTCCATGTTACTGTATTTGGGAAATAATCTAGACTATACTTACTATAATTTAATGCTCTATAGTTAAAGAAGTTATTTCTTTGAGAATAAACATGATTAATAAGATTAAAATTAGATGGAGTCATGTAGAGATTATCAGTTTGTCCTCTATTTTTATCATATCTACCATCTATATTAATTCTAGTCTCACACATAAATGATGCTATCTCTACTACACTATTCTGGTCCTCTGATGTATATGGATATGTTTTAAGACAATCATATCTTTGGAAGAATGTATCTCCTTCTGTATATTCTAATTTAATAGGGGCAGATTTAGCTATTGGATTACCTGTTGATGAATCATAACCATTTATAAGAAGTGTAGGTTCTCCTGCAGGAAGCCAAGAATTATTAGCAAAAGCTTCTTCTGTTTTTCCTCCAAATCTAGTATCTTCAGTTATATCATCTCTGTATAATTCAGCTAACCATGAGTAGCCATATTTAACATTTAATGGATTATCAGGTAATATATCTTGATACACTCCTATACAAGAAGTATCCCAAGGCATTCTTTGTTTACGAAAGTTTACTCCTGCATAATTTACTCCGTGACTTCCTAAACCTGGATAATTCATAGTTGGAAGTACTACTTGTTTCTTATCTTTAGTGTAGTTTAAAGCTATTACAGCATGAATATTTGATTTATATTTTAAACTTACAGGGTCTGTACCATAGGCATCTCTTTCATTCTCTACTATTTTATGATACTTACTAATACTAGCCCACTTATCTTCCATAACCCAAAGTGGAACTGGAGTACTTACAAATAATTTATGAAAGTTACTCTTTTCTATAGTTAGGTCTATTCCTCCAACTATAGGATAGCCTTTAGATTTATTAAGTGGATATTTCTTAGCTACTTCATTTGTACCATCTTCATTAGTATCATAATCCCATCCTGCTCCAATATCAAACTTAAATTCATATTCTTCATCCTCTCTAGTAGGAGTAATTACATTATCTATATTACCATAATAGTTTATATCTCCTAATCCTGAATTCTCAGGAGCAGGTAATCTTACTGAAGATTGCTCATCAGAATTAAATACTACAACTCCAGATATTCCAGTATGGTTATTATCTCCTTCTACATAAGCTTTCCATATACTATATTGTTGTAGGAAATAAGTATGTCCTGCAAATTTAAGATTAGACCTTCTATTATGACTTAACATAGCAGTTCTCGTAGTAGTCTTATCTTTACTTGTAAGAGTAGGTTGATTATTAAGAGACCCATTTCTATGCCAAGGATATATCATAAAAGCAGCCTCATGAACATCTCCTTGACTATGTTCTCCATAAACTCTATCTATATAATTTAGTCCTGACACTAAACTCTTAACTCCATACTTACTATCATTCTCTACACCTACATTTTCTTCATAGAACCCAGGAAGGTCTACATCATTTTGAGGAGTACTTGTTTGAATATCAATACTTGAAGCATTAGCTGTATAAACTACTTTACCTATTATTCTTAATTTAACTCCTGATATATCTAAATTACTAAGAGCATTATCAAACTCTATATCAGGAGAGTGCATAGTAACTATACTTTGGTCTACGAAGTAGTATTCTTTATGTGAGGCTACCCATGATATTATAGAATTATCTTGAGTATCTGTAACATATGGTGTATCAGGAACATGAGCTAAACATTGTATTTCAGCATTCCTCTTCCAGTTATCTGGTATAGGATAGTTATGTCTAAACTCAGCCCAAGCTCCTAAGTTTACTATATCAAAATATTGGTTATTATATTTATGTGCATAGTTATACCATTGGTAATTACCCTTATCCTCTATCATATAAGATTCTCCATCAACTCCTGTAAATGGTCTTGTGAACCAAGATGCTTGAGCAAAAGGAGAATTACTATATCTATCTTCTAGATTATAAACAGTAGGACATAATATTCCTTGAGCTATCACTTCTCTATCTGTATAAGAAGGATATACAACTACACCTCTAGCCCTTATAAATCCCTGTTGAACTGCTTCATTTATAATCTCTGTAGGGATAGTATAAGATGCTGACACTTTATTTGTAGGACTTGGAGTTTTAAACTGGTTATAAGCATCATTAATAAATACAGCTTCAGACCATTTACCAGTTTTATTTTGAAATTGAATTCCAAATCTATACCATTCAAGATATTTAAAACCTCTTGACTTAGAAGGATTTCCTAAAGTATTTTTATAAGAGTAATATCCTTTTAATTCATAGTCTTCAGGTTTTTCTGCAAGTTCTTCTTCAGGTTTTTCTTCAGTTTTAAAGTTTATAGTCTGATTATTTAATTTATTTCTAAGAGACTCAGGAACTATTTTATTATTTAATAGGATATTACCTAAGAATAGTGTATTGTCTTTCTGAGCCATAGTTTTAGGAGTTATACTTTCTCCTCCTATATATAATAGTTCAGTAGGGTCTATTGTTACTCCTGTAGTTCCATTATCAGTGTAAATTAAAGAATTAGAACCATTAATTGCTAAATCTGTTACATTAAGAACTGTTGGAGTAGCATCTATACTAGTTCTATGAATAGAGTAAATTCTAACATAATCAAATTTAGGGTCAGGATTTTTAATAGTTATAGTAAAGCTATTACTTACTTTCTCTTCAGGACTAGCTCCTCTATTATCAAAAGATATATATTGTAAAGGAGTACTATAGAATATATTACTCTCTTGTCCATATAAGTTATAATAAGTAAAAGCATACTGTATTACACCAGGAGCAAATAGTCCTGCTGTATTAGTATCTCTCTCTATTGAAACCTCTTCTTCGAGATTAAGTTCTTGTACAAAATCAAAAGAAGTACCCTCCCAAGATAGTCTTATATTATCAGGAGCAGTTATATTTATTACTCTAGCTTGATTTATACCATCTATCCAATAGACTTTCTGTATATTCTCATTCTCATAAACACTAAGAGTTTCTATAGGATGTGAAGTATTTAAGTTAAGCTTACCTGTATATAATGTAACACATTCAAAGTAACCTTCTTTTTTATCTAGTCTATATATAGTATCAGTAGAGTTATCTGTTGTAAACAACGTTAAATAATTATTAAGAATATTATAGCCAATACATGTTCCATTTAATGTAACAGGTTCTCCATTAGTATTCTTAATAGCTATTTCTTTATTACCTTTCTCATTAGTAACAGATAATAAAGTATTGTTTTCTCTAGCAGTTAATCTGATATTTTGAGCATCAAAAGCAAATTCAGAACTAAATCTACTTATAGTAAGGTCTCTCTGAATACCCTTAATTGTATGAATTTCCTGCCTTATCATATTATTGAAGTTTTATATATTCTTTATCGGAAAGATGCCTGAATCCTTTGTTAAACTCATTAACTCTAGGCACAAGCTGATTAAGTATGTTAGTAATACCTTCCATTTCAGATACACTTGGTATCATAAATTCATTATTACACTGACCTGCTTTAAAAGCATACTCTTGTTGAGTATTCTGTAATACAGCAGGGCTTATCTTACCTAAATCAAATAAGATAGTAAACCATTCTTTTTTAATATATAGCTCTAAAGCTTTTAAGAATACAGCATTATCAGGGAGTAATGGAAGTCCCTCATCATCTGTAGGAATGGCTTTATAACTTATTTCTACTTGTCCTGTCTTGAAAGAAGTATAAATCATACATCCCTGTGTTTTAAATGATTTTATACTTTTATCTTCACTACGTGTACCATTAAAGTTATCAGTCATAGATATAAGACAAGTACCTGTGGAACATTCTCTAACTTGATTAATAGCTACACAATCACAAGGGAGCCTCCCCCTATACTCATTTATATCAATAACTTCATATTTATCTACATATGTTTTAGGCAATCCCATACATGCTATAAAGTCTAAAGTATATTGAATAGCAGCCTCAAGATTTAAATCAGTGAGTAATGGATGTCTCATGATTCTCGAAAGAATCTCTCTTATATTTATATAATTAAATTCAGACCACATATTTATTTATTTAAAAGGTTGAAAAATTAGATTTGCATTTGGAGTAGTAGAGTAATTGTAACCAAAATTACTAATACCATAAACATCTTGAGCACTATCTATCCCATTCCAGATAAAGCCTGCCTTATCTGCTACTTTATCAGTATTAATAACATAGGTAGTATTTCTTCCATTAGGGTTACTTCTTTGGAATCTTAGAGTAGGAAGCCTATTAAAACTACCAAGTAATCCTATAGTATCAAAGAGTAAAGAAGTAGCTTCTCCAGTATAAGGCTCATCTTTAGCAATAGCATCTCCAAGTTGGACACCATTAGTTAACATACTTAACCCAAATAAAGTAGGACTTCCACTATACATAGTGGCTAAATTTAATCCTAAATCAGCAGTTTGTAATGCTGGCTTCCAAGTGTTAAGATTCTTTCTATATTGACTATCTTGTGCCTCTCTTAATTGCTGCTTAGTAAACACAGGAGTATTTACAGCTTCAGATAATTTATCATTAGCTCTCCTCATAGAATCAAATTGAGCCTTAGCTTTATTAGCCTCTATTTGTCTCTTCTCTTCATATCTTCTTTGTCTTTTCTCAATCTCTCTTTGGTGAGCTTCTACATCTTCTTTATGTTCCTCATACCATTCAGGATTGTCATATATTTCAGAAGAATGTCCTTTTGGAACTGCTTTAGGTCTAGGTCTAAATGGACCCCCTTCAGCATATTTATTATATATGTCTTTTATAGTAGTTAAGTCTGTAATGCCATTTTTTACTCCTAAACTTATAAGGTCAGATTTTTGTCTCATTGATAAATCATTCCACATATTTAATTCTCCTTCCTATATATAAAGCATCTACAAGACCTTCTTTTATATTACGCTTAAGTCTAATTTTAAGGTCTTTATTAAAACTAAACTCATAAAATGACCTATTATTATAATTAGCCTTTTCCTTATTATATACTATCTTATAAATTTCTTTTTCATCTATTCTTAATAAGGTTTTATTTTTATAGGCTTCTTCATCTTCATACCATAGTTTTAAAGTACTATCCCAATCAATAGGTAGATTAGTAACTACTTTACCATCTTTACCAATCTTTATAGACTTATCATACTTTCTAAGTTCAATAGAGCCCATTCTATTAGGTAGTTTTACTTCCTTTCCTAAAGAAATTTCTGCAGATATTAGATTATTAACATCTCTTATTATACTATAAAACTCATGTTCAGTAAGAGCTTTTCCTATATCTAACCATTTATTTTTTCTTATCCATTTATAAGCATCATATACTCCAAGACTATTTCTTACTTTATGTTTTCTATGTTCAGTTAATTTCCTAACTCTTCTTTTAAATTCTATAAAAGTATCCATTATCCTTCAATTTGTTTTTGAATATTAGATTTCATATTTCTTCTTATCCAAGATACCATATCTGATAAATCATCATTAGCATTGTTAGAAGGGTCTTCAGGATTATATATAGCTTGTTTTAAAGTATTTACTGTTAGTTCAATTAAGTTTGGAACTAGAGCCTCTTCTATAGGGAATGTCCTGTCAAGAATATCACAAGGAGTTTCAGTATCTCCTTCACATGTAAGACCTGATACTTGTTCAGCATCTTCAAAAATAGCAGTAAATTTTACTTTTTCAAGATAAAGAAATTGAGGATTAACTGATTTAAAGTATAGATAATTATCTGGTCCTATAGAGCAATAAATTATGTTCTTTAACCATTTATTATATCCTACATATCTCATTCTATCTCTACTTAAAAAAGCTATATCTCCCTGATAAAAATCAATAGGATAGACTCTAGGATTACCAATTCTAATAGTTACAGGTATTTTCTCTTTACTTCTTAGATATTCTCCTCCTGTACATGGTTCTCCATTAATAGCTGGAACTTTAATTAAATCTAAACATATAGTCTGATAATTACTTTCAGCTATGACTTTCTTTATATCTGTAGAGTATCTTTGCTTAAGTAAGAAAGACCTTAATTTACTAAGTAAGAAAATTACATGGTCTTCTGTAAAGTAGCTATCATCACTACTTACTTTTACTTGGTCAAGACACATATATACTAATTGTTTGTATGTCATATGTATATAATTAAATAATTAAACCTCCTGCAAAGATAATAATTATATCTTATCTTTACAAGAGGTTAAGTAATTTATTACTGAATTGCTAATCTAACAATTTCGTCTTTACTAAATCTTACTATAGAGTCTTCTGTTATTCTATGAATTCTATGAATTCCTAAATTAATGTCTTGTACTAAAGAAGTGTTAGTACAGAATTCTGGATAAGGAATAAGACAAGTAGAACCAAATAGACAATATAATACTCTAGTTATAGTTCTATAATCATCTTCACTTATATACAAACTAAAAGAATTTCTTAGTAAATCTTCTATAAATAATAGGGTAATAAGCTTATTTACTTCTTCATAACTTTTATATCCGAATGTAGATAAAATCTGGAAATAGTTGCATATCCCAATATAAGCCATATTATTAAATCTATCCATGACATTTACATCCAGTGTTTATAGTTGCATTTTGAATATTTTGGAAAAACTTATTCCAATATTTAATAGCCTGAGTATAATGTCCTGTTCTTACACTTAATTCTAGAGCCTTATATTGTAATATACTATTTATAAAATTAGAAGGTATATCACAAGTATTCTCTATTTCTTTCATATAAGCTACCATATGTTGATAGAAAGGACATAAATTTGCTACTACTCCTAGAGTTATTTGATTATCCATTCCACATGGAGTATCTATTGATGGAGTGCCTTTAACTACTATATATACAAAAAACATAGTATTATTAATAGTTACTCCAAGGGCTTTACTATCTAGTTCTAGTCTTATTGATTTCTCTGTCTCTGATTCTACATTATAAGAAAAAATAGGTTTAGAACTTGGACCATTAGGAACATATGTATCTTGACTATCTATTACTACTGCCTCTATATAGACATCTTTATAATATTCTAAATCCTTTACAGACCCATCTATTATTAGTTCCTTACCATCCTGTGTAACTCTTAATTCATTCCACTTTATCATAATATACTTATTAAGGGTTAATAATAAAAAAAAGGGGCATTTATATGCCCCTATACTTAAACCCTATTAAGACAGGGCTGCTATTTGCTTATCTTCAGGAAGAAGAGCATTAACTGCTGCAATCAATGCTTCCATGTCAGTATGACTACCATCATCAGCACATACAATAGTAATATCTCTTTCAGACTTCTGAACACTTTCATTACTATCTGTGAAGCAATAATGTATATCCAGAGTATCATACTTAGCACTTGGGTCTACAAGATACTTAGTAGTAATTACATTAGGATAGCCCATCATTCTGTAGTCATCTCCTCTAGCACCCATACAGAAGTATTCTAGGTCTGCAATATTATGACCATCTTCTAATGTAGTCTTAGATTCAGTGTCCTCTACTTTACCCCAGATGTATTCATCTCCATCTACTACTATCTTTCTAGGCTGAACTGCAAAAGGAATAAATTCCTGAGGCATAGTTCCTAATTCCCAATCTTGAACAGCTTCTTCAAGAATAATTCCAGTGTAAGTACCACTTAATTTATTTTCTTTAGATTTAGCAGGAACTGCTTCTTCACTATCAGAAGTTTTAAGATATACTTTCAATAGAGGAGTAGTATCCATAGCTACGTTATTTGCTATTGAAATAGCCATTTTCTTGTAGAAGTCTGATACAGATAAACCTGGAGTAGCATAAACATAACCATACTTATGGTTCTGATCTTCCTCACTTAGACCTATATATTGACTAAATGTGATTAAGGTGATATACTCCTGACCAGCTACAGGTGAACTATTAACATCACTATCTAATGTTAAGAGAACTCTCTTAATACTATGTGCAAGGTCTTTAGAACTAGTAGCTTTAGCATGAGATATGTTCTTAATATTAATTAAGTCACTTCTTACTATACCTCCAGGAGACATGTATTGGAAGTATAAGTGAGTTTTGTTTTTGTCAGCTTTAGGCAGTATAGAACCTGCTGCATCTGTTTCTAACAGATTAGTTCCTGACTTTAAAGTCTTAGCAACATATAAGTGCCTTACTTGATTTATACTAAATTTAGCCATGTTATTAATTGTTTAATTAAACACTCTATTTTGAACTGCTTGACACTTGAGTTTTACTTACAAGAGCTAATCTTACAGCTCTTTCAAGTATTACTCTATGTAATGCAGAATTTAATTTACACTCTGTTTCTTTATTAGTTCCATCTATAGATAAGCTTCCTAGATGTACTAAAACTATTGGAGAAGGTTTTGACAAATACTTAACAATGTATTTAGTTATTTCATAATCTGAGATGATTTCTACTATACCTTTCCCATAGTCTAATCTTAAAGCTCTTCTATAGGAAGGTCCTCTAAAAGGATTTCTTATGGTTTTATGATATTCATCCTGTTTGATAGGAACTACATCAGCAGGTTTACCATTATGACAACCTGCATTTTCTCCTCCTAAAATAACTCCTTCATAAGTAATAAACCATAAATCTTCAGGTAATTTGAAGAATACTGAATTATCTGAAAGACCTATATTATCTTCAACCTTTTCAGTAATCTCTGAAGTTTTTATAAGATAATCAATATATCTTCTATCTTCTTCAGTACCTTCAAAATTATCTCCTGTAAGGTTCTTACCATTATAGATTTCCAATACAATCTGTTCTTGAGCTTTAGTTAATAGTACTGATTTCTCATATTCATCAATAACTATATCAAATTTATGCTCTCCTCCAAACTCAGCACTGGTACTATAGCTGTTAAGTAGAGTGTCAAATTCATTACTAAACTCTTGATTACTCATAATTATTCAGCTCTTTGACCTATTTGTAATAATCCATTAGCATCTCCTGTGTAGATTACCTTAGCTAGCTCTACAGCTCTCTGTAGTATCTCTTCATGTATTTCAGGACTAAGTTCACATTCACTTACTTTACTTTCTCCATCAATAGTTAAATTACCATATTCACTACTTAGGTCTACAAGTATAATAGGTTTTGGTTTTCTTATATATCTTACATTGTAAGAGTTTATAACATCCAATGAATGTGCTATTATTTCAGCTTTAATATTAGTATCACTATCTGATATAAGTCTCCAAGCCTGCCATTTTAATGGTTCTTTAAAAGGCTTAGACATACGTCTCATATATTCATCGTACCTAATAGGTATAACTTGGAAAGTTCCATTATTAGTATCAATACTTTCCTGTACTATTACCATAGGGATTTCAGGATATTCATAGAGTTTACCTCTTCTATCATAAGTGACACCATTTACAGGAGTAGTTATTTTAGCTGTGGTTACTAATTTTGAGAAATCTATTTGTCTTTTAGCAGAATTATCAAAACCCTCTTGGTATTTATTACCTTTAGGATTATAATAGTCCTTTATAAGTTCATTCTGAGCTTTTGTGAGCAGCACCGATTTCTCATACTCATTTATTCCTGGAGCTGCATTGCTCATAATATTATTATAAAGTACATCAAATTGTATGCTAAACTCACTCGGACTCATATTTATTCTTCTTCTTTAATTTTAATCTTAGCTTCCAGAGCAAACTTAAGGTCCTGATTCTTAGGAAGATTTAAGAACTTAGCAGCATAGGACATTGTAGGTTCCTCATTATCTCCACATAATGGAGTACCTCCTTCTTTAAGATATAACATTCCACCTCTATTACTTATAAGACCAGCTTCTATAGCTCTCTTAATAAGAACCTTAGTTGCTAACATAGGGTCAGTAACAACCTTTACAAATAGCTTAGCATCAGCTTGGATTAAGTTATTAATCTTCTCTTGTAGGAATTCAATCTTAGAATTCTTAGAAGTAGGTCTACCATCAATAGTCTCAATGATAGTTCTTAATATATGGATATTATCTTGTACCTTACCAAATTCCATATAAGCCTGCATAGTAGCACTAATCTTCTTCTTAGAAGTCTGTGACTCTTCATTTTCATGGATTATAACAAACTGATAAGTAGCTTTAGGATGGTCTTCAAGGTCTTGAAGAGATGGTGCTATAATATCCTTATTGGCAAGAAGAACTTTATATTTAATAAAGTCCTCAGGATTAGATAAATCTAATATATTATCCTGCTTAGTTAATCTTACTTGGAAATTATCCCAAAAGTTATTTTCTTTATTGTATATAGAAAGGGCATTATATTCAAGACCCATCACTTCCTCTAGATAACTCTTCTCAGTATTAGTAAGTACATTTACATAAACACCTGATGCAAGTATTGGAACAGTAAGCCATCTTACAGCACTTTCAGCCATACCACCATATAATATATGGTTAGGGTTAGTCACTAGACCTGTTTCTTTAGGTACGTGCTTTATTATTACCCTCTCATTTCTTAAACAATTCACAGGAGTATTAGCTTCTGTTGAATCATATTTTCTACTCTGTCTTTTCTCAGACTGCCTTGCTGTAGATTCTACTTGTACAGGAGTACTTTCTACTAAGGCTGTGTCATCAATCATTACTTCATTATCCATTTTTAATCTTCTCTTTTTGTTTAAAATAAAAAGGGAATGAGGAGTATATCCTCACTCCCCTTGGTATATTTATCCTTGTAATATCGAAGGAATCAGTGATAAGGTTCTAGTTGGGTCAAGCACACATACACCTAATGTTGTCATCTTGTGTATTGTAGCACTATCCTCATCATAAGACATATGAGGGTTACCCATCTGACCTGTGAATGGATTTCTAAGACCCCACTCATAACTTCTGCATTCATTGTCTCCCTTAATCTTACATTTAAAGATGTTAGGTTGGTCAGGAGTACCAATGTACCAGATGTCATATCTATAAGAGAAAGCTACACCACCATCTGGGTGAAGTATCTTATTTCTTACAGGGTCATCATAGAATGGGTCAACATCAAGCTTAACAGTTACACCGTTAGGAGCTTTATATTGAACAAACTGGAATCCAGCACTTAAAGCATTGCTATGTAACTTAGAAGGAGTCTTATCAACTACATGTAAGTAGTCGTTGTTCATAACAAAAGTAGTCCAACCAGATATAGTCTGTAAAACTGCTTTGTGGAACTGAATAGCTCCTCTTTCACCTGTCTTGATTATGAATACTCTATCATTCATATCAAGTTTAGCTGCTGAAAGTTCATACAGAGCATCTTCAAGAAGTTTCAGAGAGAACTTATTGTAATACATAGTATTAGCAACTTCTGTCTGTTCAAAGATACCTGCACCAGTCTTAATTACATTTCCTGATTTACCAAAGTTCATGTATTCACCATTGGCATTTCTGTTAGAAGTACCAAAAGCCATTACATTATTCTTGTACTCATTGAATTGAAGTTCAAGCTCCCAGTCTACATAGTGCATCCACATATTAGCTGTATCCTTAACTTGCTTACCTGATTCATCTCTTCTAACCATAGGAATACCAAAGGCAAGTTTTCTGTTAAGTTTATTACCCCATACTTTGTGGTGTATTCTAATAGTAGACCACTCATTTCTCAGAGAAATAGGAGATTGGAATCTAACATCACCAACCTTTCTTGAACCTTCTCTTTCAACAGGAGCATATTCAATACTAAATCTTTCACCTGCTAGCAATCTTTCTGCTGGGATACCCTGAGTAAGACCACCCATAGTCTCACATTTATAAACAGCATTAGTACCCTCCATTCTAGCATTTCCAAGTATTCTTATAGGATATACTTGATTAAGATTACCTACAATAACCTCACCATCAGCAAACCAATCCTCTGGGAATACAAGATAGAAAGGTGCAGTACCTATACCTACATTACCACTTTCAGAAGTAACTACTTTACCATCTTCATCTCTTGCCTCTATTAGAGGAATGTTTCTTCTTGCTGAACCTATTACATCCCAGTAGTACTCATCATCACTTTCAAATTCTCTTGTAGGGAATTGACTTAAGAATGTGTCCAAAGTTTTACCTCTATGATATGCAAGTAACTGAACCATAAGGTTTGTTGCCTTCTGAGGTTGTCTTTGGAAGATAGAGCCCAGGTGGTTATCACTTGTTAGACCTTTCCAACTAGTAAAGCCTAACTTTTGAAATCTTCCTAATTTACCAGCCATTTCTTTATAAATTTATTAATTAATCAAATAATATCTATACATCAAGTGACCAGCCTTTTCCACTATAAGACTCATTATCTACATCCTCACCTTCAATATAAGTAGGATTTCCTTTTGGTCTATTAGAATTTCTTAAAGTATGTTCTAATTCTCTAAGGCTGTTCTTGACTTCTTTTTTAACTTTACCTTTAACAAGCATGTCAAGATTTTTGAAACCATTAGTAAGAGTGAAAATAACCCCTAGTTTCTTTCTAAATTCTACAGGGTTTTCTATCTCATACTTTTGAACAGCAGTCAGATATTCACCATCTTCAGTTTTATAAACAGGTTTAGCTATATTATCATAAGCCTTCTTTCTAGTGGCTTTATCCATAGCTACTCCTTCAAAGATTTCTTTATCTTCCAGCATTTGTTTCTTTAGGTCTCTAGCTTCTTTATCTCTTCTTTTCTTTTCATTTTCAGCTTCTTCTTGACCTTCCTTGATTAAGTCTTCATATTGTTTTTTGAAGAATGCTTTTGTGCTATCTAGAGCTTCTTTTGCATCATCTATATCAGAACCTGCATCAAAAGATTTCTTAACTTCTCTTGCAGCTCTTTCCTTAGAGAACCCTCTATTAATAAGGTCTTGGAATATTAGCTGTTTTCTTAAGTTTTCACCTTTCTCAGATTCATCATTTATAGAATCTTCTGTAACTTTCTCTAGGTTATTAAGGATATTTTCATATTGTCTTATTTCATCAGGGTCTAAATCAGCATTTAAAGCTGCATTTATTCTCTTCTGAGTTTCATCTAATCTAGCTTCAACTTGTTTATCTATAGCAGAAGCTAAATCTTCTGGGGACTTAATATCCTTAACAAAATCTTCATCAAGGTCTGGAAGAACACCATCTTCTACTAGAGCATTGGCAATGGAATAGTAGAAGTTAGAATTGGGAGAAGAACCTTTGCTATCTGTAGAATCAGGTGTATCTTCCTCCTTACCTTTTTTATCTTCTTCTTCATCCTCACTACCTACGCTCTCTGGTGAGAATAAATCATCTGGATTTACCTCTACCTCAGTAGTTGGTTTTTTATCTTCTTTAGTTTCATTATTATCTCCGTCTTCTTTATTGACTGGAGTAGTTTCTGTTGTTTCATCATTATCACTAAACAGGTCTAGAGTATCCATCTCTTCACCTGATAGTATAAAGCTATCACTTAAACCTTCCATAATTTCTTCTCCTTTTTAATATATTTAACTATGCAAAGGTATTAACTATTTTAGAAGTAGGCAAGAGCTTAATACAGATAGTTTATTAACTATAAATAAATTACTTATTTACTGGCATAAAAAAAGGTGTAGTATCACTACTACACCCTTGAGATTATTATGCTTCCATAAAGTATTTATATACTTTGTTCTTATCCTTAAAATCCTCATCTCTAAACCAATACATTATTGCAGATTCAATAATCTTTGGTTCTATATCACTACCAAACCATGATTTAAATAACACAGCATAATCGTGATATTGAGAGTTAGCCTGAACTGTAGCTGTATCTCCTGCTTGAAGAGCAGCTTGTATCTGCTGTAATTTCTTAATAGTAGCACCCACTGTGCCATTCATTGGTTTTGGTCTTCCTATAGTTTTTTTAAAAATTAGTTAAACAAAAATAATATTACTTTTTCTTTTTACCTCCAGAGCCTTTTCCTTTTTTACAACCACAAGCCATAATTATAAGTTTTAAAAGTTAAACAATATTGATTTGAATAGATTCTCCTTTAGCTTTTGCTTCGAGTAATTTCTTCATTAAACCGTTAAAAGTTATAGTACTTTCCATAACCTTTCCAACTACTGTATTTTTACCTACTAAGATACAACCTGATGTATCAGAGTCTGTATTTCCAGGATGTATTAATACACCCTCAAATCCAGGTACATTCATTAATCTTGGGACCTTACCTCCATAAGGTTTAGCCCAACTTCTATCCTTGAATTTAGGACTAACTACATTTAAATTAACTTTATATGTACCAGTAGGAATAGCAGTCTGTCCATATACCTTTTTTCTAGATATATCTTCTAAACTTGTAGAAGAAGTTATTCCTCTATCAATATCTTCTAGAGTATCACAAAAATAAATATCATCTATATAAAGATTTCCTATAGTATATTTAGGTCCTTTATATCTTCTATTTAATCTTAATTCCATAATGCAAAGATATGTATATTATTTGATATGTACAAATTTATTAAGAATATTTAACTAGCATTAGAAGAATTTGATATTCTTTGTTGATTAGCAGCTTTTAAAGCATTGACTTCTCTCCTTAACTCATTAATCTCTTCTTCCAATTCTTCATTTCTTTTAAGAACCTCATTAAGTCTATTTCTATTATCGTCTGATAACTGCTTATAAAACTCTAGAGATTCATTCATGTTATGAATAATGTTTTGGTCTACTTCGCTATTATACCTTTTTCTAACGAAAAACCATGAACACCAAGCACTAACAATAGACGCTACTATTCCTATAATCCCCGTTAATAAAACTTCTGTAGACATCATATTTTAATATTTCTAAATAGTTTGTAAAGATAGATTCCTAATGACCCTCCTCCAATAACCATTAGAATAATTTGCCATGTATATACTCTATTAACTTCTTTTTCTACTTCTATAGGTTTACTTACTGTTATAGTGTCCTTAATATTTATTGTATCCCTAATAAATTTATATTTGTATAAATACCTATATTTATCTAAATAGATTGTGTCTCCTTTACTTTTTATAAAAACACTATCATAAGTATAGATACTATCATACTTTATTTTATCTATATACTCAACTCTGACTTTTTCTATAGGGACTTCTACATATTTAGTAGTAGTGCATGAACAAAGCAAAAATAGTACAAAAATAATGAAAGCTTTCATATCTCAATTTTTATGTAAAGTTACTAAATATTTACTAAATAAGCAATAGATAAAATAAGATATTAATTATTACTATCTAATTTAATTTATTGCTTTAAGTCATTAATAGTAGCTTTTAATTCCTTAACTTCATTTCTCAATCTTTGTAGTTCTAGCATAATCAAAGCGGTATAATCTACAGCTTTGTATCCATTGGCATCCTCTACAA